ATGCCGAAGATCGCACGTGAGCTCAGCGCGATGGCCGTGAGCAGGCTGCGTGAGCCTGGGATGCACGCTGTCGGAGGAGCCCCCGGGCTTCATCTTGTCGTCGGTGCGACCGGGTCGCGCTCGTGGATTGCGCGGATCTCGGTCAACAGCAAGCGCCGCGATGTGGGCTTGGGATCATTCCCCGCGGTAGGGCTTGCCGAGGCTCGCGAGAGCGCCAGGGAACTGCGCCGTAAGGCATCAGCAGGAGAAGATCCGATAGCTGCAAGGCGTGCTGAAGCGGCCGCTCGCGCGACCGAAGCCGCTGCGGCGGTGACCTTCGACGAAGCATCCAAGACCTACATCGAATCGCAGGCTTCGGAGTGGTCGCATCCGAGGCAGGTTCAGATCTGGACCAACTCGCTGGCCACCTATGCCAGCCCAATCATCGGCAAGCTGGCGGTCGGTGACATCCGCACGGCGCACATCGTCGAGGTGCTGAAGCCGATCTGGACGACGAAGACCGAGACGGCCACGCGCGTTCGCGAGCGGATCGAACGTGTGATCAGTGCCGCCGATGCGCTCGCGGAGCGCGACCGCTTGAACCCTGCGCGCTGGGTCGGGGCCTTGGACAAGATCTTCCCCAAGCCGTCGAAGGTCGCGCCGGTCAAGCACCATGAGGCCGTCCCCTGGCGCCAGGTGCCGAAGTTCATGGTCGACCTGCGACTGCGTCCGGGTATCGCAGCCTGGGCACTGGAGTTCGCGATCCTGACGGCAGCGCGCAGCGGGGAGGTTCGCGGCATGATCTGGGACGAGGTTGACTTGGACCAGCGACTGTGGACCGTTCCGGGTGAGCGCATGAAGATGAGGCGCGAACACCGGGTGCCGCTGTCGAGCGCTGCCCTCGAGTTGCTCCAGGCTCTCCCCAGGGGCGAGGAGAGGTACGTCTTCCCTTCGCCGTTCAAGGGGGTCAAGCTCTCGGACATGACCCTGGCGGCTGTGATGCGGCGCATGAAGCTCACAGCCGTGCCGCATGGCTTCCGCTCCTCGTTCAGGGACTGGGCCGCCGAGGCGACGAACCATCCTCACGCCGCAGCCGAGCTGGCGCTGGCGCACGCGGTCGGCAATGCGGTTGAAGCAGCCTACCGTCGGGGGGACATGCTGGACAAGCGGCGGGAGCTGATGGAAGACTGGGGCCGGTACTGTGAGTCAGGCACAGTTACGCCGGAAAGCCGGCCGCCAGACCAGTCCAAGCCCTGAATGGTCACCCAAAATCCGACAATTAAAGTCAACTTTAGGTCTGCTATCCGCCAAGAGAGCGCTGATCCGTTCGCCGAGATGAATCCCGCTGCTGCGCTGTGCTACTGGATGAACACCCAGTAATCGCGGCGCGCTCACCCGGCCGGGGCTAGGGTGTGGAAACCCACCCCTAGTGTCTTGAAGCAAGGGGAAGTCGTCGGTATGATGCTGCCCAGCACTTCGCAGGACGACCCTTTGCAGGGCGTCCAGAGGTGTGAGGTGCCCGGCCCGATCGGTGACACGAAAGGGCTGGGCGAAGTGGCACTAAAGCACCACTGTCCGGAAGACAGTGCAGACTTTACGTTTAATTCGCGCTTAGAGCAACGAATTCACGACGAAGACCCAGTGCTTTTTGTGCCTCCGTTTGCGTAATGTGATTCGGAGGTGTCTTTTGACACTTGATTTTGTTGATCCTGCACCGCAAAAAGTCGGTGCTGAAAGCGATCTTGTTCGTCAGAACAAGTGTGAGCACGCGCTCGCAGCCTCTGCTCGCCCGTCACGCGGGCCGTCAGCCGCCGTGCGCGGTTTGGCGCCGCACCTCGACACCCTTCCAGACTCCCATCCCGTCAGGCTTCCCGTCGCAGCCGAGCTGCTCGGCGGCGTGCATCGCACTACCGTCTGGCGGTGGGTTCGGGAGGGCAGGCTCCCCAAGCCGATCTCCATCGGTGGTGTGCCGACCTTCATGCTGGGCCTGATCCGCGCCGTCCAGCGCAACGGCCTGGAGTCCAAGAAGACGGCTGACCCCAGCCTCCGTTTAGGAGGCTGACCATGCGTACTCATCGAGATGCCCCGCAGGGGGCAGGCGGAGCTATGCCTTCGCACAAGTGTGGTCGGGCCGGGCCGGACGACGGGAAGGGGGTGCAGCCATGAAGGTGCCGCTCACCCGAATAGCGCAGGCCTGCGGGCCACAGCCGCCGAGGATGATCATCTTCGGCGTGTCCGGCGTCGGCAAGACGACGTTCGGCGCGTCGGCGCTCCGGCCCGTGGTCATCCCGACCGAGGACGGTCTGGGCATGTGCCAGGTGGATCACTTCCCGCTGGCGCGCAGCTATGACGACGTCATGGGCCACCTGGCGTCGCTGTACAGCGATGACCACGACTTCCGCACCGTCGTCGTGGACAGCCTGGACTGGCTGGAGCCGCTGATCCAGGCCAAGGCCTGTCGGGACAATGGCTGGGCCTCGATCGAGGAACCCGGCTACGGCAAGGGCTACATCGCTGCGCTGGCGCTTTGGCGCCAGTACCTCGACGGCTTGAACGCCCTGCGCGACGAACGCGGGATGACGGTGGTGCAGACCGCGCACTCCGAGATCCGGCGGTTCGACAGCCCGGAGCACGAGCCCTTCGACCGGTACGGCATCAAGCTGCACACGCGAGCGGCCGCCCTGGTGCAGGAACACGCTGACGTGATCCTGTTCGCCAACTACAGGGTCTCCACGGTCCGGTCGGACGTCGGCTTCAGCAAGCGGGTCAACCGCGCGGTGGGCTCGGGCGAACGCCTGATCCACACCACCGAGCGCCCGGCGTTCATCGCCAAGAACCGCTACGGCCTGCCCGACACGCTGCCCCTGGACTGGCACGCCTTTGCCCAGGCGATGCCCGCTGCCCTGCAGCCGCTGCTCATCGACCTCGACACGGCGCCCAGTGCAGCCGTCTGATCGACACCATCTACAAGGATCTTCACATGCCTAACTTCGCTTTCCCGTTCGACGCTTCCTCCATCCCGGCGCCGCAGTACACGCCACTGCCTGCCGGCCAGTACCCAGCGCACATCGTCCGCAGCGAGTTCCGCCCGACGAGGGACGGACGCGGGGAGTACCTGGAAATTGAACTTGAGATCATCGAGGGGCAGCACACCGGTCGCAAGGTGTTCGAGCGGCTGAATCTGACCAACGACAACCCGAGGACGGTTCAGTACGCCGAGCAGACGCTTTCCAGCATCTGTCGTGCTGTGGGCAAGGCCCAGGTGACCTCCTCGGAGCAGCTGCACCACATCCCGCTGATCGCCGACGTGCGCGTCGAACCCGCCAAGAACGGCTACGACGAACGCAACTCGGTCAAGCGTTTCCTGCCGCGTGCCCAACTGGGTGGACCGGCGCCGACTCCGGTTGCACCACGGCCGGCACCGTCGACGCCTCCCGGACCGGCATCTGCTGCTCAGCCGACCCAGGCGCCTCGCAGCCTGCCCTGGAAGCGCCAGGGTTGACGGGGGTGGCACATGCATGACTTCGCCACCTCTGAATCGGTGGCTGGTCTGCCCGACACGCCGCAAGGGTGTCGGGCTCGACTGGTCGAGCTCCACGACGAGCTGCGGTCCATCCGCATCGAGATTTCCACGCGCGACCTGCGACGGCAGGCCGAGAAGATAAACGCCGACCCGGACTGGTTTCACCGCGCCAGCACGGCGCTGCGCCACAAGCGAAGAGAGATCGCGATGGTGCAACTTCAACTCGAGCGGCTGCTTGGACCCGCGCGCCGCGACGGCTTGAAAGATGTGCTGATCAGCGTGCTGCGCGAGGACTATGACGAAGCGTCGTGGTCCCGGGCGCTGGCCAGGGCGCGCAAGCTCCATGAGCAAGCACTGGAGGTACCCCATGACTGAGGCTATCGACCCCATCACGACCCGTGAGGCGATCTTCCGCAACTACGAGGTCGACGCCGGCGACGGCAGGCGTCCGCACTTGGGGGCGTCCTTGATCGGCACGGAGTGCGAGCGTGCGCTCTGGTACGCATTTCGCTGGGCCAAGGCCACGCAGTTCCCGGGGCGCATCCTGCGTCTGTTCGAGACCGGACAACTGGAGGAGGCGCGCCTGGTGCGCAACCTTCGGCGCACCGGCGCCACCGTGCTCGAAGTCGATCCCGACACCGGACGGCAGTTCCGGGTCGAGACGCACGGCGGGCATTTCGGCGGCTCGATGGATGCCATCGCGCACGGCCTGCTCGAGGACCCTGGCACCTGGCACGTCGTGGAGTTCAAGACGCATGGCGTCAAGAGCTTCGGCGACCTGCAGGTGCGTGGCGTCAAGGTGAGCAAGCCGCAGCACCACGCGCAGATGCAGACCTACCTTCACCTGTCGGGCCTGCAGTGGGCGATGTACGTCGCCGTGTGCAAGGATTCCGACGACATCCACGTCGAGCGCGTACCCGCGGACCCGGCCCTCGCACAAGGCCTGCTCGACAAGGCGGCTCGGGTCATCTCGGCCAGTGCGCCCGCGCCCAGGCTTAGCGACGACCCGACCTGGTTCCAGTGTCGGTTCTGCGACTACCGGGACATCTGCCACGGGCAGCAGCCAGCGTCGGTCAACTGCCGCACCTGCCTGAGTGCCACGCCGGTCGATGGGGGGTGGCACTGCGACCGCCACGACAGGCCCCTGCCGATGGCAGAGCAGCGCCAGGGCTGCGAGCGCCACCTGTACCTGCCGGCTTTGGTGCCCGGCAAGCAGATCGACGCTGGCGACGACTGGGTGGAGTACGAATTCCCTGACGGTCAGTGCTGGCGCGACCAGGGGTCCGACAAGCAAATGGAGGTCTGCGCATGAAGCTCCCGCTGCGAACCTATCAGGCCGAGGCGATCGACAGCCTCTACGGCTACTTCGAACACCACAGCGGCAACCCGCTGATCGTCATCCCGACGGCCGGCGGCAAGTCGCTGGTGATGGCCTCGTTCATCGAGGGCGTTCTGCGTGAACACCCCGACCAGCGCATCCTCGTCGTCACCCATGTGCGCGAGCTGATTCAGCAGAACCATGCGGAGCTGATGCGACTGTGGCCCGAGGCCCCGGCCGGCATCTACTCGGCCGGGCTGCGCCGGCGCGAGTCTCGTGCACGCATCCTGTTCTGCGGCATCCAGTCTGTGCAGCGGCGGGCAGACGAGATCGGTCACGTCGATCTGGTCCTGGTGGATGAGGCTCACCTCATCCCGCGCAGTGACAGCGCGATGTACCGACGCTTCCTCGGCCAGTTGCAGGGCATCAATTCCTCGCTGAAGATCATCGGCCTGACTGCGACGCCGTACAGGCTTGACTCGGGCAAGCTCCACGAGGGGAAGGGCGCGCTGTTCACGGATGTGGCCTACGACGTCTCGGTGCGCAGACTGATCGACGGTGGCTACCTCAGCCCGCTGGTGTCCAAGCGCACGAAGACGCAGCTTGATGTTCGCGGTGTCGGCTCGCGCGGTGGCGACTTCATCGGCAAGCAGTTGGAGCGTGCGGTCGACACCAACGTGATCACGCAGGCGGCCGTCGACGAGATCTTCCGGTACAGCCACGGCCGGCGCAGCTGGCTGGTCTTCTGCGCAGGCGTCGGACACGCTCACCACGTCCGCGATGCCATCCTCGCGCGCGGCGTGAGCTGCGCGACCATCGTCGGGGACACACCGGGCCCGGAGCGCGAAGCCCTGATCGCTGCTTTCAAGGCCGGCGAGATCCAGTGCCTGACCAACGCGAACGTGTTGACCACCGGCTTCAACGCCCCGGCGGTGGACTTGATCGCGATGCTTCGTCCTACGCAGTCCACAGGTTTGTACGTGCAGATGGTCGGCCGAGGCAGTCGCCTCTCACCGGGCAAGAAGAACTGCCTGGTGCTGGACTTCGCGGGCAACATCGCCAGGCACGGCCCCATCGACGTCGTCAGGCCTCGCGGTAAACCCGGCGACGGCGGTGGTGCTGCACCGACGAAGGTGTGCCCCGAGTGCGATTCGATCATTCACGCGGCGTTGTGCGAATGCCCGGACTGCGGCCATGTGTTCATGAGGGCGCCGCCCAAGATCGATCCCGAGGCCAGTGAACTAGAGGTCGTCAGCTCGCCGGAACCGCAGGCGGTACGTGTGACGGGTGTGAGCTATTCGCTGCACCGCAAGCCGGGCAAGCCCCCCAGCATGCGCGTGGACTACCACAGCGGGTTGGCCCGGCATAGCGAGTTCGTCTGCCTGGAGCACGATGGGTTCCCCGGCAAGGTGGCGCGCGGCTGGTGGGCGACAAGGGCGCCCGGCATGCCTGTACCTGCCCGCGTAGTCGACGCGCTGGCGATGCGCGACCGACTGCGCGTGCCCACCCACATCAAGGTGCGCCCAGACGGCCAGTACACGAAGGTCGTCGGCGCGCGTTTCTGATGCTGTGCGCTATCTGCCGGCGCGACGCCCGGGGGTTCGGCTTCGCGCCGCACCTCATCCGGGTGGCCGCGCCCACCGTGAAGTTGTGCTCCATGCGCTGCATGGACATTGCTGCGAGGCTCAAAGGAATGATCAACCCGAACAAGCACGAGGCGGCCGCCTTGGACGCGGCATCCCAGGCGGGCGGCGCCTATGTCGAGTTGCTGTCAAGAACCGACCTGACGACTTGGTCGGAGCAGGAGTGGGGTCGGCTCGTTGATGTCATCGTCACCGAGTACCAGGACACCCTGCGCAGGGCGTACGCCGATGACCCCCCGATCTGAAGAAAGGCCCGCCATGAGCGCAATCCCCAGCTCGCACGGCGTGCCGCCGTGCTTTTCCTCCGCCCGCCAGTACCGAGCGTGGAAGTCGATGACAGTGCGCGTGCGACCAGGCCCGAGCGAGTTCTGCGAGGACTGCACGCCCGAGTTCCAGCGCTCGCGCATCGCGCATTTCCGCTGCCTGCACCCAGGGACCACCTTCCACCGGGGCATCGACGGGTTCGTCGACGGTGTCCGACCAGGATGCCGGTTGCCGACCCGCGAGAAGACCGACAAGGAGGAGCGCCAGTGACGGTTCAGGCCGACTTCATGGCCCGGTACGGGCCGACGCTGGTCGACCGCGGCTACCGTATCCTCCCCATCCGGCCTGGAGCCAAGAGCCCCGGCGCCTACTCGCGCAACGCCTGGCACGGCTACGCCCAGTGGTCGCGGCACTGCGAGCGCGATACCACCGAGTCCGAGGTCTCCGTCTGGGCGAGCTGGCCGGAGGCCGGCGTCGGTATTGCGGCAGGCAATGTGATCGGCATCGACATCGATGTGGTGCACTCGCCGGAAGTCGCCGACGCGATCCAGGCACTGGCCATGCGCGAGCTCGGCCAGACGCCGGCCGTGCGCATCGGGCGTGCGCCGAAGCGGCTGCTGGTCTACCGGGCTGCAGAACCCTTCCGGGGCTTCAAGCAGCACCCCATCGAGGTTCTCGGCGTCGGGCAGCAGTTCGTCGCCTATGCGCTGCACCCCGACACCGGCAAGCCCTATGACTGGCCCGTGGCCAGTCTCGCGGATGTGGATCTGTCGGATCTGCCAACGGTCACGCAAGAGCAGGTGCGCGCCTTCGTTGCGCAGGCCATCGAGCTGGTGCCGCCGGAGCATCGACCGGTTGGCCTGCCGACACGGCCTCGAGACGCAGGGGTGACCCTCGCGAAGGCCGAACTGCGGGGCACCTTCGAAGCGGTCGAGTCGGCGCTGCCCCACATCGCCAACGCCGACCTGGACTACGACAGCTGGGTGCGTATCGGCATGGCGATCAAGGGTGCGCTCGGCGATGAGGGGGCGTGTCTGTTCGAAGCGTGGTCCGCCACGTCGGCCAAGAACCGACCTGCGGTCACGGCGAAGGCTTGGGCAGGGTTCGAGCCTGAGCGCATTGGCGCAGGCACGATCTACGGGCTTGCGCTCGACGCAGGCTGGCAACCCGCCCCTCACCTTCAGCTCAACGGCGAGATCCCGGTGGCAGAAGAGCACCCGGCCAGGGCGCTGCTGGACTCGTTGCCCACTAGGTCCGTCGGCGTCGCGCCTGTGGCTGCTTCACCGGCACCGCCGTCAACACCACCGCCTGGTCCGCCGCCGCGGATACCCATGCCCCCAGGCTGGGACAACGTTGGCGGCGTGATCGCCGACATGATCAATCTGATGGTCATCACGGCCAAGCGTCCGCAGCCGGTGCTGGCTCTCGCGGCCAGCCTGTGCGCTGTCGGCGCGCTGATGGGGCGCAAGTACCGCACCGAGACCAACGTGCGGTCCAACCTCTACATGGTCGGTATCGCCGAAAGCGGAGCGGGCAAGAACCACGCCCGGGTAGTGATCAACGAGCTGTTTGGCCGCGCCGGGCTCACGCAGTACATCGGCGGGAACAAGATCGCCTCGGGCTCCGGGCTGCTCACGGCCATGGTGCGCCAGCCCTCGATCCTGTTCCAACTGGACGAGTTCGGGATGTTCCTGGCCGCAGCGGCCGACCGCAAGGGCTCGCCCCGATTCGTCACCGAGATCCTGGACTTGATGACGGAGCTGTTCACGACGGCCGGCACGACCTACTTCGGCATCGAGTACGCGAGTGCAAAGCACAACGACGCGCACCGGCTGATCCACCAGCCGTGCTTGTGCGTCTACGGCACGACCACGCCGCTGCACTTCTGGCAGGCGCTGCAGGCGGCCAACGTGGCCGACGGTTCGCTGGCGCGGTTTCTGATCGTGGAGAGCGAGGACGACTTCCCTGACAGCAATGAGCAGTTCGGCGTGGTCGACCCGCCGCAGGATGTGATCGGCCGACTGATCGCGATCCATGAGGGCGGGGGCAAGCTCAATGGCAACCTCGCCGACTGCGGAGCCATCAACCAGGTGACGGTCGATCCGCGCGTGGTGCGCATGACGCCACAGGCGCGCGCCGTGTTCCAGGCGCTGGACCGCTCGATCATGGTGCGGTTGCGCGGAGCGCGGGGCACGGCGAACGCGTCCATCCTGGCGCGGATCGAGGAGCACGCGACCAAGCTGGCGCTGATCCGCTCGGTCTCACGCGACGCCGTGAACCCGCAGATCGAAGACCACGACGCCGAGTGGGGGCTGCTGATCGCAAAGCACTGCGCCGAGTACGCCATGCGAGAGGCCGACGCCAGGGTGTCGGAGAACCCCATCGAGCAGCATCACAAGCGGGCGCTCAAGTTGCTTCGCGATGCAGGCGATGCCGGCATGTTGCGCAGCGAATTCACGCGTCGCACGCAGTTCATGGACAGCCGCCAGCGGGATGGTGTGCTTCAAACCCTGATCGAGGCGGGCCTGGTTGAGGCAGAAATGGTGGCCTCCATCAGGCGACCAGGCCAGTTGCTGAGGGCAGTTGGCAGGTGATGGATGCCTTCACAATGCGAGCTTCAAGGCGCAAGCGACGGTATCGATCACGCAAGTCTTTGATCGGTAAAGGATTTGCTTCGATTCCGACGTTCGCTTCAAAACTTCAAACCTTCAAGGGGGGTCTATAGATATACACACATCCTCTCGCGCGCGACGGGTGGGCCTCTCTGCCCTTGATCTTCGATATATATTGAATGAATGAAATATTGAAGTTATAGAGACCCCCTCTCAATAGTAGACGGGGTTGAATGACTGAAATTTTGAAAGTTTTCCTCGGCAGCCGGTCCGGCTTGAGGCCACCGGCGCCGAATCCCGACGTGAGGGAGCCGCACCGCCCTGACCCGGCAGTGCCAGCGCTCCTCCAGGTTGACCCGACAACCATGGAGGACGCATGTCCAGAAAACACCAGCCCTCATCGCCGCAGCCCGGATCGACGATTACCGGCAGCGACCCCGTACTCGCGCTCGATCTCGGCCAGAACACCGGCTGGGCGATTCGCGACGGCACTGGGCAGATCATTTCCGGCACGCAGCGCTTCAAACCCGGGCGGTTTGAGGGCGGCGGTATGCCGCTGCTCAGGTTCGTGGCCTGGCTGAACGAGCTTCAGCGGGGCGTAGGGCCTCTAGGAGGCGTTTTCTTCGAAGAGGTGAGGGCGCATAAGGGTACGGCGGCCGCGCACGCCTACGGGGCTTTTCTGGGCCATCTGGCGGCCTGGTGCGAATCTGTCGGTGTGCCTTATCAGGGCGTGCCGGTGGCGACCATCAAGCGCTCGGCTACCGGGCGCGGCAATGCCGGCAAGGATGAGGTCATCAGCGCCATGCACAGCCTCGGCTTCGACCCTGGCGACGACAACGAGGCCGACGCACTGGCGTTGTTGCACTTTGCCTGCCGTGGCGATGTCGGAGCGCTGACAGCATGACGCTTCTCTGGCTCACCCAGCAACTGGTCTCCTACCCCGTGGCCATGTCGGCACCGTCGCTGCGCCAGGCCATCCCGAATCCTCGCCCACCCGGCGCGATCCAGTCTGGCAGCGTCAGCGATGCTGTGCTCAAGCATCTGCGCCAGCACCCGAAGCGCTGGCACCGCACCGCGGAGATCGTCCGTGCGGTCGGGCGCAGCCAGAAGACCGTGAGCTGGGCGCTGCACTACCTGCGCACCCTCGGCCACATAGAAGCCACACCCTGCGGCGGGCCATCCATACCGTGCCGGTATCTGCGATATCGCGCCGTGCTGTGTGCCGACCCTCAACCAAGACGACAGGAACCGCGATGAACAAGACCGACGACGACACCGGCTCGCTGACGCCGCAGCAGGAAGCCTTCGCGCTCCTGGTGGCGAGTGGTAAATCCCAGGCCGAGGCCTATCGCACTGCCTATGCGAAATCGACCACCTGGAAGGAATCCGCCGTTTGGGAGCGGGCCAGCCGGTTGAGCGCGAAGCCTGAGGTTATCGCAAGGGTTGCCGAGCACCGTGCCGATTTGGCCAAGCGGTCGCTTTGGTCGCGCGAGGACAGCGTGCGTTCTCTGATGGGCGTGATACGGGACGCCGAGCGGGCGAGCGACATCGTCTCGGCCGTCAAGGAATTGAACGCCATGCACGGCTTCAACGCGCCGCAGAAGGTCGAGCACTCGGGCGCGGTGACCTCGGTCACGCGTCGCATCATCGACGTGGGGGTGACCCTTGAGAAACCTGACGCTTGACACTGCGCGGGTGTTCCGTCCACTGCTGGGCCCAGCCCGGTACAAGGGTGCCTACGGCGGCCGGGGCAGCGGCAAGTCGCACTTCTTCGCCGAGCTGCTGATCGAGGATCACATCTGCCACAAGGGCATGCGCTCGGTGTGCATCCGCGAGGTGCAGAAGACGTTGAAGGAGTCGAGCAAGCGGCTGATCGAGGACAAGCTCTCGGCGCTGGGCATCGGCGAGGCCGACGGGTTCAAGGTGTTCAACGAGGTCATCCAGGCGCCAGGCGATGGCCTGATCACCTTCATCGGCATGCAGGACCACAGCGCCGAGAGCATCAAGAGCCTGGAAGGCTACCGGCGTGCCTGGGTGGAGGAGGCGCAGTCGCTGTCGGCCAGGTCGCTGCAGTTGCTGCGGCCGACGCTGCGGGCGGAGGGCTCCGAGCTTTGGTTCTCGTGGAACCCTCGGCGCAAGACCGACGCGGTGGACATGATGCTGCGCGGCGCGACGCTGCCCACCGGCGCGGTGGTGGTGCGTGCCAACTGGGCCGACAACCCGCGCTTCCCCGCGGTGTTGAAGCAGGAGCGCCAGGACTGCCTGCGCGACACGCCTGAGCAGTACAGCCACATCTGGGAAGGCGGCTACGCCACGGTGCTCGAGGGTGCGTACTACGCCCGGGTGCTGGCCGAGGCGCGCGCCGCCGGCCGCATCGGCAAGGTCGCTGCCGACCCGCTGATGACGGTGCGCCTGTTCTGCGACATTGGCGGCACGGGCGCGAGGGCCGACGCTTTCACGATCTGGGTGGCGCAGTTCGTCGGGCGAGAGATCCGCGTCCTGAACTACTACGAGGCCGTGGGCCAGCCGCTGGCGGCGCATCTGGCGTGGATGCGTGCGCAGGGCTACGCGCCTGGCAAGGCCGACATCTGGCTGCCGCACGACGGGTCGACCCACGACAAGGTTTTCGACGTCAGCTACGAGTCCGCGCTGCGCCAGGCGGGCTATGCAGTGGAGGTGGTGCCCAACCAAGGCCGCGGCGCAGCTGCAGCGCGCATCGAGGCCGGGCGGCGGCTGTTCACGTCGGTCTGGTTCAACGAGGCGACGACCTCAGCGGGGCTGGATGCGCTCGGCTGGTATCACGAGCGCAAGGACGAGGCTCGCAGCATTGGCCTGGGGCCGGAGCATGACTGGTCGAGTCACGGCGCCGATGCGTTCGGGCTGATGTGCGTGGTGGCGGAGGATCGGTTTCGGTCGGGGACCGCGGTGGGGCTGCGGAGGAAGGGGAGTGCGATGGCTGTGTGATCAGAGCGCGGATCAACTGCCGTAGACGCCGTAGCTGCCGTCCACGTCTCCGCGAAGGACTCCGATCAGGTTGACCTCGATGGGACCGGGTGGGGTCACGTCGACGGTCACAGGGACAGGAACGCCCGGACTCAGGACCGACGAAAGTGCGTCGTCACCTTCTTCGACGAAGACCCAGGACGGTGTCGGGGCCGGAAGCCCTACTGCGTGCCGCAGCACCCCAAGGGCGTCGGCGAGGCTGACAGTGCCTGAACCGTCGAAGTCTGCGGCCAGCGACTGAAAGCGCGAAACGGGTGTGGCGTCTGCTGATTGACCACCGATCATTTTCAGGATGGAGACAGCATCTTGAAGGGTGACGGACTGTGATGCGCCACTGTAGACAGAAGAGGAAGACGCGACGGCGGCGGATACCAACGTAGAAGAGTCGACAGCAGACACAAAGTTAGCAAGCCCTAATGGATCAGTCGCAAGTGTGTTTTGTCCGATTGTAACGCCAACACTTGGCATTGATGAATTAGTGTTCCAAGTCCTGACGCTCACATTTAAGCCAGTGCCCCCAATTGAATCAAATCCCTTATCCAGGCTACCATCCGAGTTATATCGAACGAGGGCGAATTTATCTTCACTATACCCCGCCGCTAATATCTTGCCATTCGATTGAACCGTAACGCTCAATCCAAAATCATTACCAATTCCAATCGAAGTCGTGACTATACCATCTGAATCAAACGTGGTATCTAGACTTCCGTCGGTGTTGTAGCGGGCGAGCGCGAAATCATTGGATTCAGAATTTGAGCAGTAGCCCAATACCAATATTTTGCCATCAGGTTGAAGGGTGATACTCCGAGAAATATCATCACCGATGCCTATCGAAGTAATAACTTTGCCTTTGTCGCCAAACGTCTGATCAAGACTGCCATTCGGATTAAGGCGGACGATTGCAAAATCAAAATTCCCACTTATCTGAGTGTAGGAAAATCCAGCCATCAAGATTTTTCCATCCGACTGCACCGTGATCCCGCGAGCTTCGTCTCTACTTGACCCAATTGCAATCGTGACCTTGCCATCAAAATCAAAGCTTGTATCGAGGCTCCCATTAGTATTGTAGCGAGCGAGGGAGAAATCATTGTTACTTCCGTTGTGACTATAGCCAGCTACCAATATCTTCCCGTCAGACTGAAGCGTTGTACTTAATCCGAAATCATCGCCTGTCCCAATCGGAGTAATAACCTTGCCGCCTTGGCCAAAAAGAGAGTCTAAGCTGCCGTTGGAATTGAGGCGTACAAGGGAGTAATCACTGGTGTTGCCGTTAAGGCTATATCCGGCAAATAGAATTTTTCCATCCGGCTGTAGTGCAACACTGTGTCCGATATCGGCCCCCGCCGTGACTGACATAGTGACTATACCGCTATTGCCAAAAGTCGAGTCAAGATCTCCATTGTCGTTGTATCGTGCAAGGGTAAACTCTTGATCGCTGCCACCTGCCAACAAAATCTTTCCATCGGGTTGCAGTAGAGCGCTTGAAGCCTCTGCCCTACTTGATCCTATTGCAGTCGTGACCTTTCCATCAAAATCAAAACTTGTATCGAGGCTGCCATCTATGTTGTAGCGAATAAGTGCAAATTCGTGGTACTTCCCGTTATTGCTGTAGCCGACAATTAGGATTTTCTGATCGGGCTGTAATAAAACGCCTTGTGCTATATTTTGTTCCGAACCTATTTTTGTCGTAACTATGCCATCACCAGCCACAATTACGGGAGCGTCTTCGATATTGGCTACCGTGGCGGTGGCAGCACTTGAGACCGACTCCATGGTGTTGCCGCCGTCGATGTAGCTGGCTGTGACTGTAATTGTCTTGCCGACCTCAGCGTGGCTCAGTGTGTACGTTGTCCCGGTACCGACTGGTGTGCCGCCCGCTCGCCACGTGTAGGTGATCACACCTAACCCATCAGCATCCGACAGAGTATTCGATGCTGTCAAGACCTGACCTTGGATTGCATTACCAGTAATCGTAACGCTTCCGTTCGGCGGTCTATTGACTTGAGGCACATCCGCCGATGCGCTTGAAATCACAAAACTTGACCCACTTACGCCGCTTACCGTCTTTGGTATAAATCCGTTTTGTTCGACTGTGGACGTAAGAACTTTTATGCCCGAAATTTGTTCTCCATTTATTGTTGCTAGTACATCTGTCGATATTGCGTGTATTATGGAATTGACGAAATTCGAATAAATAATTCCCTCAATATCTGGCGTTTCAATATCCGAGAGGCTTTTCCCCGAATTGTTCAATGAAACAATCGCATCATTAAGTATATTCAAAAACTCGGCTGCTACTTTTGGGGTGGCAAATGATGTTCCAAAGTTCCAACCCCATCCGTTCTTGGAAACCAAACCATCCGCAACTATATCTATCGTTGCGATTGTGCTATCCGATCCCAAGAGGAGACCGTTTGCGTTTGATTTATTCCATGCGCCAACCGTAATAACGTTTGGAAACACCATCGCATAATCATAAAATCCTTGGTTGACATTTGGTGCGGCTTGAAATATAGGGACTCTTGCAGTTTCTAAGAAATCCAAGAAAATTGCCTCATTGATATCTGGTAATGTGCCTCCGATAGATAGGCTGATGCCTCCTAAAGCGTATTGTGTGGAGCCAGATATACTAAATCTAGTGTCATTCGAGGAAAGAAAAGATGTCAATATCTTCTCAAGGTTGGATCCGATAAACGTTGATCCATCAAAATAGATTAATGTTTGATCAAAGACATCATCAAAATGAGAGTACTCGCCATTCAAGGTGTCGACGTCGATACAAATTATTTCGGTGTACTGCGGTCGATCAAGAGTTTGCAAGAGTGCTTCAACAACCCAATCCCCATGATTTACTGAAAGTTCTGATGATTGATTTGTTCGAGAAAGGCTAAGGTAATTGTCTGCGTAAGCGGTTAGCCCAAATATATCAATGAATGATTGTCGAGCAATGAAATCTAGATCTGACGTGTACGAATACAATACCCCGTCTTTTGAAACCGGGAAGAACCCGTATCCATAGTCCTCGACTAGTAGCAGATCGTCATAATTCCCGTATCCTGAAAAACTTCCATTGTATACATTGTAATAGTTATCAATATATGCTACCTTCTCTAGCTTTCCATAATCAAATAGTGTTACATTGCTATTATCGAGAACTCGATCTGAAAACTGGTCAATAACGATAATCAACGACTTATCCATAGGTGCTCCGAAATCTCGTTGTATCGCCCCAAGCATGGCAGCCTCGCCACATTCCCGACGACGCTCAATCATGCCCGCAACCCTCAATCCTCGCAAGGCTTACGCGACTCGCCAGCACGGTGACTTGGTGGTTGTCTTCACCTGGGTCAATGACGAGCGCGCGATGGTGCTGCTGCCTGCCCATCGGCCCGGCGCACCCTGGTACATCGTCTGCGACTCGTCAGCCTGGCGCTACGACGACCCCGCCTACTTGGCCCGCCAGTGCGTCACGGCCTGCGAAGTGCTGGGCATCGAGCCCAGCCGGGCCAACTGGGTGCGGGTTGCCGGGATCATCCATGACGGGCTGCCCGACCTGGTGAAGATGCCCTCGGCCCCGCCGGCCGAGTTCTACCCGGGCAGCGTCGGGGCGATGACGCTGCGCGCCGACGGGCAGGTGCTGGCGCAGCAGGACATCCGCATCGAGCGCGAGGGCGCGACCTATGCCCATTGAGCCGCTGGAGTTCTCCCGCCGCCGCCGCGACGGGGGCTCGCTGGACGAGGTGCTGCGGCCCCAGAGCGCGGTGGTGACAGCCTCGGCTGGCCAGCACAAGCTGGACTCGGAGCAGGCCCGGCGCGAGCTGCGCCAGCTGCTCGAGTGGTACTTCTACGAGAAGGAGCGCCAGTCGCTGAACCGCCTGGACATGGCGATGGACTGCGACTTCTATGACTCGTTGCAGTGGGATCCCGAGGACGCCGCCGTCCTGCGCGAGCGCGGGCAAATGCCCCTGGTCTACAACGAGATCGCGCCGATGGTCGACTGGTTGATCGGCACCGAGCGGCGGACCCGGGTGGACTGGCGCGTGCTGCCGCGCACCGAGGACGACGTCGACCTGGCCGATGTCAAGACGCGGGTCTTGAAGTACGTCTCGGACATCAACCGCGTCACCTTCCTGCGATCTCGCGCCTTCGCGGACGCCATCAAGGCTGGCGTGGGCTGGATGGACGACGGGGTGCGCGACGACCCGACCCAGGACATCCTGTACTCGAAGTACGAGGACTGGCGCAACGTGCTGTGGGACAGCAACGCCTACGAGCACGACTTGTCGGACGCGCGCTACCTGTTCCGCTGGCGTTGGGTGGACGAGGATGTGGCGCTTCTGATGTTCCCTGACCGTGCCGACTGCATCCGCCAGGCGGTCGAGGAAGGCACGCACTTGACCACCGACGGCTGGGAAGAGGAGACCTGGTACACCGCGCACGACCTCAGCAATGTGAAGACCGGCACGCTCTACGCCGCAGGCGTCGGCCAGCTGGCCGATGCGCGGCGCCGACGGGTCAAGCTGATCGAGTGCCAATACCGCAAGCCCGCCCAGGTACGCATCGTCGATGAGGGGCCGCTGCGCGGCGCGATCTTCAACCCCGCCGACCGTGCGCTGGCCGACGCCTTGGGGCGCTTGGGCAGCATGATCGTGGACAAGCTGATGATGCGTGTGCACATCGCGGTGTTCACAGAGTCGCATCTGCTGGGCAGCGGCCCGAGCCAGTACCGGCACAACCGGTTTTCTCTGACGCCGATCTGGTGCTACCGCCGTAGCCGCGACCGGCTGCCTTACGGCGCCATCCGCCGGGTGCGCGACATCCAGCAGGACATCAACAAGCGCGCGTCCAAGGCGCTGTTCATGCTGAACAGCAACCAGATCCTGGCCGAGGAAGGCGCGACCGAGGACTGGGAGACCCTGCGCGACGAGGCTGACCGGCCCGACGGTGTCGTGGTCTACAAGGCCGGCCGCAAGCTGGAGATCCGCCGCGACACCGACGCTGCCACCGGCCAGATCCAGATGATGGAGCTTGGGATGCGGGGCATCCAGCGCTCGGGCGGCGTCGCCGACGAAAACATGGGCCGGCAGACCAACGCCGTGTCGGGCAAGGCCATCGAGGCGCGGCAATTGCAGGGCTCCGTTGTCACCACCGAGCCGTTCGACAACCTGCGCCTGGCGACCCAGGTGCAGGGCGAGAAGCAGCTGTCCCTGGTGGAGCAGTGGTACACGCAGGAGAAGGTGATCCGCCTGACCGGCGCCAAGGGCGCGCTGGAGTGGGTGCGTATCAACCAGCCCGAGGTGCAGCCCGACGGCAGCGTGCGGTGGATGAACGACATCACCGCCAGCATGGGCGACTTTGTTGTCGCCGAGCAGGACTACGCGGGGACCATGCGCCAGGTCATGTTCGAGCGCCTGGGCGAGCTGGCCAACCGCTTGCCGCCTGAGATCTCGCTGCGTGTGCTGACCATCGCGATGGAGTTCTCGGACCTGCCCAACAAGGACGAGATCGCCGATCAGATCCGCAAGCTGACCGGGGACCGCGATACCTCCAAGCCGATGACGCCCGATGAGCAGGCGCAAGCCGAGCAGCAGGCGCAGATGCAGGCCGAAGCGATGGAGTTGCAGCGCGAGACTGCCCGAGCCGCGCTGTCCGAGCAGCAGGCCAAGGTGCGGGAGATCAACGCCCGGGCCGCCAAGCTGGAGGCCGAGGCGGGCATGGTGGGGGTCGAGGGTGAAGCCCAGGGCCAGGCCGGGATGCAGGAGGCCTTGGCCAAGGTCCGCTCCGAGGCTGCGGCCGAGATCGACCGCCTGAGCGAGGCGCTGCGCAAGGCCCAGGCGGAGCTGGCCAACCGGGCCATCCAGATCAACCGCGAAGCCGACACCAAGCTGGAAGTCGCCCGTATCGACGCCGACGCCAAGGCGCGGGTGGCCCAGATCCAGGCGGCCAGCGACCGCAGGTTGCAGGCCCTCGACCAGCGGCTCAAGGCGCTGGAGCAATCGTCGGGCGACTCCACAAAGACCAGCAAGACCAAGGCGAAGGACGACTGACGCGCCAAGCATGGCAGTCTGCCGCCGCCTTTCACGCTTGACCCGAGGAAGCCTCCATGAGCACCTTCGACGCCGACGCCCTGGCCACGCTGACCGACGAGGAACGCGCGGCGATCCAGTCCGACGATGAGGACGCGGACGCTGCGCCGGCGGCAGCGGCCGATGCACCGGGCGTTGATGCAGAGGGCGACGACGGTGACGATGACGGCGACGACGAGGGCGATCAGGGCTCGGAGGCTGCTGGTGCCCCAGACCCTGCCCCTGCTGCTGCGGCTCCGGCCGCCGCCCCGACCAACGCCACGCCCACCGGCTACCAGGCTGCACTGCCCGCCGACTACGACGACAAGGTCAAGGCGGTGGCGGATCGCGAGGCGGAGCTCAAGCGGGCCTTTCGGGCCGGTGAGCTGGAGTTCGACGAGTTCGAGACTCGGCGCGATGAGTTGCAGCGCGAGCGCGAAGGTCTGACCATCGCCCGCGCCAAGGCCGAGATCGCCAGCGAGATGCAGGCGCAGACGGCCGAAGCGCAGTGGCGCACGACGGTGGAGCGCTTCCTCGACACCAGTGCCGCGGCGCTGGACTACCGCAAGGACAGCGAGGCCATGGCCGACCTGGACGGCTTCGTCAAGGTGCTGGCCGGTCGCGAGTCCAATGCCCGTCAGCCAATGGAGTGGTTCCTGGCCGAGGCGCACAAGCGGGTTATGGCGTTGCGCGGCTCGCCGGCTTCCGCTGCGGCACCAGCACCTACTTCGGCCGTCGACCGCAAGGCCGAGGCCGCTGCCGCGCGCAAGCCGCGTCTGGATGATGTCCCTGCCACGCTGGCGCAGGTGCCGGGTGCCGACGGGCCTGGTGACATCGGCGGAGAGTTCGCTGACGTGCTGTCTCTGGACGGGCTCGAGTACGAGGCCGCCATCGCGCGGATGACGCCTGTGCAGCGCGAGCGTTTCGCGCGGGCGATCTGAGTTCTGGAAGGCTTGTCCTTGGCGCGACACCAGGCCGGGATGGTGATCGACCTGCGGGTCGGTGAGCGGCTGTCGCTGTCGGTGCAGGGTGATCCGTCTGCGTTATGTACCGTGGTGGTGGAGCCCGAACACAAGACCGGGGCCCTGGTGCGGCTGCGCATCGTCGCACCGCCCGAGGTGCGTATCCAGCGGGGGCGGCCGGCGCGTGTGGTGCCGTCGACCCGCCTGGGTGTGGGCTGGCAGTCCTTCGACGAGCCGGCGATTTCTTCCGTGGCAAGCATGGCAACCTGACCCGCGTTTGCTGTCGATGTCGAGCGCAGGAGTGCTCTTTGGGGCCGATGGGCCCAGAGGAGTATTCCTGTGGCACGCACGATTGTTGGAGTCAATGACCCCAAGGCGGTCAAGAAGTGGAGTGGCTTGCTGGCGCACGACCAGTCGCACAAGTCCTACTTCAACCAGCGCTTCATGGCCCGCGGCGCCGAGGCCGAGGTGCCGATCCAGATCCTCACCGACCTGGAGTCCGACGCCGGGGAGCAGATCAGCTACGACCTGCTGGCCGAGCTGCGCATGGCCCCCGTCGAGGGCGAGGACATCCTCGAAGGCAAGGAAGAAGGCCAGAAGTTCTACACCGACCAGATCTACATCGACCAGGCGCGGTGCGGCGTGAACACCGGCGGGCGCATGACCCGCAAGCGCACCCTGCACGACCTGCGCGAGAAGGCCAAGCGTCAGCAGTCGAGCTGGTGGGCGCGGCTGATGGACGAACTGCTGTTCATCTACCTGTCCGGAGCCCGGGGCGTGAACCCGAACTTCCTGCTGCCGACCGACTACACCGGGCGCGCGCAGAACCCGCTCGTCACGCCGGACGCCAACCACCGCATGTACGGCGGTGACGCGACGGCCTTCAACAACCTGGACGCCAACGACAAGTTCGACCTGCGGCTGATCGACCGCGCCAAGACCCGGGCCGACAGCCAGGGCGGCGGCGCCACCGGGGTGCCGGTGCTTCAGCCCTGCAAGATCGACGGCAACGAGACCTTCGTGTGCGTGATGCACACCTTCCAGGAGGATGACCTTCGGGCCAACGTCCAGACCGGGCAGTGGCTCGACATCCAGAAGGCCGCCGCCGGTGCCGAGGGGCGCAACAACCCGATGTTCAAGGGCTCGCTCGGCATGTACCGGGGCGTGATCCTGCACTCGCACCGCAACGTGATCCGCTTCGCCAACGCGGGCGCCGGCGCCAACGTCGAGGCCGCTCGCGCGCTGTTCCTTGGCTCGCAGGCGGCGGTGGTCGCCTTCGGCAGCCCGGGCACCAACATGCGCTTCGATTGGCATGAGGAGACCCGCGACAACGGGGACAAGGTGGTCATCACGACCAGCTCGATCTTCGGGATGAAGAAGGTCACGTTCTCGATGGACGGCGTGGGCGCGCAGGACTTCGGGCTGTTCAGCCTCGACACCGCGGCAGCCAACCGCTGACCCCCTCACCTCAGGAGCGCACCATGCCTTTCACGAATCGCAACGACTATCTGGACGGCCGCAAGCCGACGGTCCTCCCGGCCGGCGGCGAGGTGGTCGCCGTCCGCTTCCCCATTGCGCTGGTCGCGGCCGACCTGGACGCCAACGACACCGGTGCCGTGGCCGTGCTACCCGCGGGCTGCGTGCCCGTCGGCCTGGTCTATGACTCGGACGACCTCGACACCAACGCCAGCCCGACGATCTCGGCCAGCGTCGGCCCCGTCAACGCGGCGGAGACGGACCTGTCGGACGTCTGGGCCTCGGGCATCACCGCCAGCCGCGACGGCACTGCCGCCACGCTGACGCTGTCCAAGGCCGCGATGCGCCTGGCGGCCAGCGCCACCAGCGACACCCGGATCGGCATCAAGTTCACCGCCGCCGCGGCCACCAAGGCGGCCGGCGAGGTGGGTCTGACGCTGCTGTACCGGGCGGTCTGAGGGCTGCGGTGAAGCTCGTCGCGCTCGTTCCGCCGCGCCGGGACGGCACCGTCCGGGTGACCTTGCCCGGTGGGCCGGCGCTCGTATTCGCGCCGACGGCCGAAGGCGATCTGGCCTGCGAGGTCGATGCTGCGGTGGCTTCCACGCTGGTGGCGACGGGCAACTTCCGGGTTGCGGGAGAGGCTTCGTCCTCTTCGGCGCCTGTCGGTCGGCGCAAGGGCACGGCCCGGGTGACCGCGACGCCTGCTGGTGCTGCACAGGAGCAGGGCGGTGGCGACCTGGAGTGATCTTCACCCGGACGTGCTGCCCTACGTCCCAGGCTGCCCCGATCCGGTGCTCGACCAGGAGATCCGGCAGGCGGCCATCGAGTTCTTCCGCCGCACCCGCGTCTGGACCGAGTGGCTCGAGCCGATCTACGCGGCGGCCAATCTGCGCGAGTACGACCTCGACCTGCCTGCGGGCAGCGAGGTCGTGCGCATCGAGCAGGCCACGCGCAACGGAGCGCCCTTCGAGATCGAAGGGTTCCGGTCCTTGGCGTCCGATCCGGCGCAGCGCGCGGTCGACGGACCGCTTGCGCTGACATCGGCCGACCGGGTGACGGTGTGGCTGTCGCAGCCGGTGGGCGCGGCCGACCGGATCCAGCTTCGGGTCTCGCTCGCGCCCTCGCGCACTGCCGCCGGCATCGGCGACACGCTTTTCGCTCAGCACCGCCAAGCGCTGGCTGAGGGCGCGCGGCACCGGCTGCTGCGCATGCCCGGCCCGCTGCACAAGCCCCGCGAGGCCGAGGAGGCCCGGTTGCTCTTCGAGCGTGCCGTGGCGGCTGCGAGCGTCGACGGCTGGCGCGGGCACACCAACGTCACGCCGCGCGCGCGGCCGAAGTGGTGCTGAGGCACCGGGGACACGACCATGCCCATCGCTGCTCAATCCATCATCCGCCGCTGCGTCGAGACGCTGCAGGACACCACGTCCATCCGCTGGCCGGTGGCCGAGCTGGTGCGCTACCTGAACGATGGGCAGCGGGAGATCATCGTCCACCGCCCCGATGCGATGGTGACCAACGCCGCGCAGGCGCTGGTGGGCGGCAGCCGGCAGGCCATCCCGTCCAACGGCACCAAGCTGATCGACGTGGTGCGCAACACCGCCGGCAACAAGCGGGCGATCCGCTTGTGCTCGCGGGAGATCCTGGACGCGCAGTCGCCCGGTTGGCACAACCTGGCCGGCGTCACCGAGGTCGTGCACTTCATGTTCGACCCGCGCGACCCCAAGACCTTCTACGTCTACCCGCCAGCGGCCTCGTCGGGCGCCTCGGTCGATCTGGTGTATTCGGCCCTGCCCACCGACGTGGCCGAGCCCGCAGCCGGCACCGACTACACGGCTGTGAGCGGCAACATCAGCTCGCCCGACATCTACGGCAACGTGCTGCAGGACTACATCCTGTACCGGGCCTACATGAAGGACTCGGACTACGCGGGCAACGGGCAGCGCGCGATGGCGCACTACACCGCCTTCGCCAACGCGCTGGGGCTGGATCTCAAGGGCACCGTGATGGTAGCCCCGACGTCACCCGGCAACCCGAACCGGCCGGGGGCGGCTGCGGCTGTCAACGCCCCGGCGCAGGGCTGAGGTGAGGGCGCATCGTGGCCGAGCGCATCCGACTCGTGCAGGGCGACAACCGGCCCTACATCCGCATGACCCTGCGCCAGGCCGACGGCACGGCCATGGACCTGCAGAACGCCACCAGCGTGGTCGTGCATTTCCGGCGCGCGGGCGATACCGCGGTGCTGAGCACGCTCGTCTGCACCAAGCTCGACGGCGGCGCAGGTGGTGAGGTGTCCTTCAACTTTCCCGGGCAGACGTTGGACGTCGAGCCCGGCGCCTACGAAGGCGAGATCGAGATCGATTGGAGCGGGGAGCGGCAGACGGTCTACGAGCCGTTGAAGTTCACCGTGCGATCCCAGTTCCTCTGACCCACTGACCCTGCAAAGGAGCCGACCATGTCCGCGATGTCCGACTACCTGGAGAACAAGCTCGTCGACCACCTGTTCCGCGCGCAGACGCTGGCCGCACCGGCTTCGCTGCACATCGGACTGCTCACCGCTGCCCCCAGCGACTCCGGTGGCGGCACCGAGGTCTCTGGCAACAACTACGCCCGCGTGGCAGTGACGTCCTCGCTGGCCAACTGGGCCGGGACCCAGGCCGCCGCCTCCACCACCGCCTCCAGCGGCACCGGCGGGCAGACGAGCAACAACGGCGCCATCACTTTCCCGACGCCCTCGGGCAACTGGGGCACCGTGTCGCACTTCGGCATCTACGACGCGGCCTCGGCGGGCAACCTGCTGTTCTGGGGTGCGCTGACCATTGCCAAGACGATCAACCAGTCGGACACGGTGTCGTTCCCGGCTGCGTCGCTGACGATCACCTTCGCCTGACGCGCCTTACGGCGCCTGCGGGGGCGGGATGCTGCTGAACGCGCGGCCGCTCAATGGCGCGGCGTTGAACTCGGCTACTGGAGCCGCCGTTACGGTGGCTTCCGGCTTGAGCGCGTCTGCTTTCCCGGCAGCCACGCTAGGGCTCGCCAAGACTCTCGCTTCCCAGGTCGCGACATCGACCACAGTCACCGGCGCGGGCGGCGACTTGCTCGTGTCCAGGCCGCTGGGCGGAGCTGCCGCCGGGGCAGCCTCCGGCACCGGCTCCTGCCGGGTCAACTTCGTATCGGCTGCGGCTGCACATGCGTCGGCCTCGACCCAGGCGTCGCTCGGGGTTGTCAAGCCGCTGGCTGACGACGTTGCCGCTGCCTGCGCGGTTGCCGGTGGGCTCGGCGTCGCCAAGACAGCAGCCACCGCAGCGTCGGTGTCCGCGGCAACATCCGCGGTGGTGGCGGCCAGCAAGAGTTTGGGCGGGGCGGCGTCTGTTAACTCTGGCACGGCTGGGCTGGCGATGGCTCAACGCCCGCTGGGCGGCTCTAGCGCTGGCTCGGCCGCCGTTGCAGCCGGCGCCCAGGTGGCCTTCACAGTTGCCGCATCGGTCACGAGTACGGGTCAGGCATCAGGGTCTGCTGTCCTCAACAAGATCGCCTCGGGCACCGCTTCATCAGTCGCATCCAGCGGCGGCCTGATCCAGGCCACGAAGGGCCTTGCGGCTGGCGTTTCCTGCGCTTTGAGCGCGTCGGCCACGCCGGCGGTCTCGAAGTCACTCGCCGGCGATGTGGCGGCCAGCGCCACTGCGGGCGCGGGATGCGTGGTGTCGTACACCATCGCCGTGAGTGGTGCGGCTTCTGCGTCGACAGCCGGGCTGGCTCTTGCTCAGCGGCCGCTGGCGGGTTCTGCTGGGGCCACTGGCGTCTGCGCTGCGGCTCTGGCTGCGTCGAAGCCTATTGCCGCATCGGCAAGCTCGTCGGGCACCACCTCCGGGCTTGCTGCGCTCCATAAGACAGTCTCTGCTGGTGGGTCAGCAGTCGCCCTCACGTCGTCCGCTGCGCTGCTGGGGAAACTGCTAACCGGGTCCATGGTGGGCTCGGCCGCCGTTTCCGGGGCATCAAGGGTTGCCTACTTGGTGTCGGCCGCGGGCTCAGCAAGTGCTTCTGCTGTCGGATCTGCCGGACTGACCAAGCCGTTTGCAGGTGCCGCAGCGGTATCTGCCGTGGTCTCGACCGGTACGGCAGTGGGCAAGCCTGTCTCTGCCGGCGCGAGCGCCACTTCCTCGTCCTCCGCGTCTGCGGATGTCGTCAAGCCGCTGTTGTTCCAGGTGCCGCAGCCCCCTGCAGCGCTGAACGTAGGCGCCATCGGCACTGGGCTTGTCGGTGTTGGCATCCTGCCTGCGCTCCAGGGCACGGCAGCGTCATCGGGCAGCCCGGTCGTCGCCTACGTCTTGGCAGCCGGATGCGCTTCGGCGGCGAGTGTCGAGGCCGACACCAGTGTGTCGTACCCGGTCGCTGGCGTGATCTCCTCGCCAGCCACTGCGACTGGTGCGGTGTCGATCCACAAGGCGCTGTCGGGGAGCACACCGGCCTTGGCCTCCAGCGCAGCAGCCGTGTCGGCGGCGAAGCCGCTTGCGGGCAGCCTGGGAGCAGCGTCCAACGCCGATGTCACGATGGGCTTGGGCAAGCCGTTTGGCGCCTCGGCGGCTGTCTCGGCGTCTGCCTCGGGATCGCCGACGGTGGCTTACACCGTTTCTTCGGCAATCGCCCTCGACGCACTCACTTCTGGCAACGCGGCCGCGACCAAGTCCTTGCAGGCGGCAGTCGCATCTTCGGGAGAGACCACGGCGCAGGCGTCGCTCGTGAAGATCGTCGCGGCGGCCGGCGCTGCGGTCGGGCAGACAAGTTCGATGGCGTTGCTGGGGAAGCTGCTTGCCGGATCCATCGGCTCGACATGCACGTCGTCGGCGTCAGCCGTGATGGCCTACACCGTAGGCGCATCTGCATCCGCCCAAGGCGCCTTGGCGGCCGGCCTTTCCGCAACCAAGACCTTGGCAGGGCAGTCCGTCGGCTCGGCCACTCCTGTCGGCACCCTGTCGCTCACCACGCCGCTCGCGTCTGGCGCAGTGGCATCTGCGGCGAGCGTAGCCAATCTCGACATCGGCAAGACCCTGGCTGACGACATTGCAGCAGGTGCGGCGATGGCTGGCGGCGTCAACGTGGCGTTCGCGGTGTCGGGCAGCGCTGCCGCTTCGGTTGGTGCTGCGGGCGCCGCATCGACGTCGAAGCTCTTGACCGTCGGCATCACGGCCTCGTCGTCACTTACCGGGCTTGCGGCAGCCTCGAAGCCGCTCTCCGGGCAAGGTGCGGGCGCAGCCTTTGGCTCGGCGGTCTTGGGGGTGGGCAAACCGCTCTTGTTCGTGCTGGAGCGACCCGCCGCCGACCTTGGCTCAGGCGCTCTCAACAGCCAGGCCCTGAACGCTGGCAGCGCTCCCGTGGTCTTCGTTTCGGCCGTCGCCTCGGGCAGCCCGACGGTGGCCTACGTCGCAAGCGGCGTCTGTGGTGCGCAGGTTGAAGGCAGCGCCGACGCGGCTGTGAACTTCGTCGTCGGAGCTGCCGCCGCCGCCCCTGTGACCGCCTCCGCAACTGCAGTGGTCGACTTCACGGTCGGCGCGAGTCCGGTGGCGTCGGGAGCAACGTCGGGGTTTGCCGTGGCGGATCGCCCGCTGGCCGCCTCGGCCAGCGCAACGGGCGTCGTCGCAGGGCAGATGGGCGCTGTCAAGACGCTCGCCGCGGTGGCGGCGCCGGTCGGCCAGACGCAGGGCTTTGCATCGCTGGACAAGAGCATCTCGGCGGCAGGGCAAGCCGTGGCGGGCACCAGCTCGATGGCGTTGCTGGGCAAACTGCTCATGGGGTCAGCGACCGGCTCGGCCGCGAGCACCGGCGCCACGACCGTGGCCTACCGCGTTGATGGCGCGGGTACGGCTGCATCGACTGCCGCCGCCGTCTGTGCTGTTCTGAAGGTGGTCGAGGCGGGCCTTCATTCGCCTGCGGTTTCGGCCGGGGCTGTGGCGACCACCAAGCCGCTCGCAGCGGCTGTCGGTGTCGGCGTCGGGTCGTCAGGCGGTGCGGCGCTGACTCTTCCCTTGTCTGCGGCAGTGGCCTCTGTCGTGTCCCTGTCTGCGACCGTGGCAGTCGGCAAGCCGGTGTCTGCTGGGTTGCAGGCGGCAGCCTCGTCATCTGGCGGCGCGGCACTGGTCAAGCCGATGGTGGCAGCCGTCACTGCGCCCGCTTCGGCCTCGGCAGAGCCTGCGGTCTCCAAACCTCTGCTGTTCGCGGTCGAGCGGCAGCCCGCCTGGATCGGCGCGGGCGCCCTCAACGCGTCACCGCTGAACCCGAGCAGTGCCTCCGTCATCGAGGTCTCGGCCAGCGGTTCCGCAAGTCCGGTTGTTGCATTTGCTGCCGGCGGATCGGCCGCATGCTTCGTCGAGGGTGTCGCCGATGCAACGGTGGACTACGCCGTTTCCGCAGGAGTCAATGGCTCGTTGGGCGCCCAGGGCAGCGTGACCGTCGACTTCTCTGTGGCAGGTGCGGCGCAGGTGCAGAGCAGTGCGGCGGCGCAGGCTGGGGTGCTCAAGACGCTGGCATCCACCGCAGTAGGCTCCGGGCAGACCACGGCACAAGCGGCACTGGTCAAGATCCTTGCTTCACAGGTCGCCTCGTCGACCACAGTCTCCGGTGCAGGTGGAGACCTGCTTGCCTTCAAGCCCCTGGCCGGCTCGGACGTCTGCCAGAGCGTCGCATCTAGCCAGGCCAAGGTCGACTACACAGTAGGCGCGGCGGCTGGTGTTGCTGCGTCGTCGTTGGGTAGTAGTTCGGTCGCCTGGACTCTCGTCGGGTCCAGTGGCGCATCGGTTGCCAGCAGCGGTGGCGCCTCCATCGTCAAGCCGCTGGCGGGCGCGGAATCTACGTCCAGCCTTGCGGGGGCCACCGTGTCGGTGGGCAAGGGGCTTGGCGCGGCTGTTGCGCCTTCCACCACGGTACTTGCCGGCGCGGCCATCTCCAAGATCATCGACGCGCAAGGGCAGTCCACGGCATCGACGCAAGGCCTTGCCTCGGTGGACAAACGTGTTCAAGCGACGGGACAGAGCGTGGCCATCACCACCTCGGTGGCTTTGCTCGGCAAGCTGCTTCAGGGCGACGCCTTCGTTGCAGCCAATGCAGACGCATTCGCTGTAGCGCAAAGGCCCGTCCAGTCCACCGCGTCGGCGGCCAGCACGCCTGGCGGACACCTTGCGCTGGTCAAGCCACTTTCATCCCAGGCTGACCTACAGGCCCATACGGATGCGGCACCGATTGCCGTCGACAAGCGCTTGTCGACCATCGTGGAGCCACCTTCGTCCTCCCCGCTGGGCGGCGCGGCGCTGAACCGCGTTGCGCTCAACGGCCGCAGGGTCGAGTCGGCTCTGGCCTTGGCTACGGTCAGCGGCAGATTGGTTTCGTCCTACCTGACCCCCCTGGAGTCATTCGTCGGGACGGGTGTCGAGGTCGCGGACCCAGCCATCGTGGCCGATCTGTCCATGCCTGACCCGTCGGTCACCGTTGCTGTCGAACCTACCGAGATCTCGGTCGAGGTCTTCGTCTTCTACGCCAACCTCAGAAAGGCTGCTTGATCATGCCAGCGCTCTACACCAACCAGGCTACCTCGACCCTCGCGGCAGGGATCTCGAACACGGACACGACGCTGTTGGTACAGGCCGGCCACGGCGCTCGCTTTCCGAGCATCACGGGCTCTGACTACTTCTTGGCCACCATCGACAACGGCACGGGGTCTGTGGAAATCGTGAAGGTCACGGCCCGATCCACGGATACCTTCACCATCGAGCGCGCGCAGGACGGGACGAGTGCTGCCAGCTTTTCAGCGGGCGCAGTGGTCGAGATTCGGGTGACGAGGGCACTGCTCGACGCGATCAAGGCCGATACCTCGGTCGACATCCAAGACTTCTCCACCGTCGGCAGTTCAACCTGGACCAAGCCTGCCGGCGCGAAGTGGATTCACCTGCTGATGTACGGCGGTGGCGGCGGTGGTGGCAGTGGCCGCTGTCGCATTTCCTCAAGCACGGCCGCCGGCGGCGGCGGAGGCGGCGCCGGGGGCTCACGGGTCGAGCTTGCGTTTCCAGCGTCCTCCGTAGGCTCGACGGTGACCGTTACGGTCGGGGCAGGCGGCGCTGGAGCGCCTGCGCAGGGGTCCACCGATTTCAACGGCATCACAGCCAGCAATGGTGGTGCTTCAAGTTTCGGTTCCTTTTTGGCAAGAGGCGGCGATGGCGGCACTGGCGGGACAACCAGCACCTTGGCTGCCAAGTCCTCGACAGGGCTCTATCCGGTAGGCACCACTGCAAGCACAACTATTCCGATAGGAACGTCCTCCAGTCCTCAGACGGGCGGCAGCACCCCAAACGCCGCCTCAAAGGGCGGCTTGAGCAGCGGTGGCGGTGGCGCTGGGGGCGGGTTTCCGGTGAGCTCAACGACTGCAAGCGCTGGGGCAGCCGGTGGGTCTTCAGGGGCTTTTTTCACCTCCAGCTCCTCAGACACCACCGGGGGAGGTGGTACGGGTGGTGTCGTTGGCTCTGCCGGCGGAAATGGACCGGATAGCGCAGACGGAAATCTCACGGGCGGCTCAGGCGGCGGCGGCGGAGCCGCCGGATTTGCTGGAGGCAACGGTGGGTTCCCGGGCGGCCCTGGCGGCGGCGGCGGCGGCAACACGGGCGGACAGCCTTCCGGTGCGGGCGGAAATGGCGCCAAAGGTTTCGTTCGCGTCGTCACCTTCTTCTGAAACCGATCGCGCTATCGAAGCGGAGGTGAGACATGAGCTACAAGTCCGATGTCGCTGCCGAGGTTGCCAAGGCCGCGCCACCTGTCACCGTCGCCGGCGCCACTGTGGCCGGCGTGCAGGTCAACGACCTGATCTTGTGGGCCACGCTGGTCTACATCGTGCTGCAGATCGGCTTTCTGCTGTACCGCTGGCAGCGCCTGCATTTCTCGCGCAGGGTGGACGAGGAGTCCGGCGCGTGAAGCCGCTGCGTGTGGCCGTGGCCACCCTGGCGCTGTCTGCTGCCGGGCTGGTGGGCATCGCCGTGCACGAGGGCTTCCGCCCCGCGGCCTACCGGCCCGTGCCGGGGGATGTGCCCACCATCGGCTTCGGCGCGACCGAGGGCGTCAAGATGGGCGACACCATCGACCCCGTGCGGGCCCTGGTGCGCAAGCTAGACGACGTGCGCAAGTTCGAGGGGGCGCTGCGGGCCTGCGTGCGCGTGCCGCTGCACCAGCACGAGTACGACGCCTTCCTGTCCCTGGCTTACAACATCGGCTCGGGCGCCTTCTGCAGTTCGACGCTGGTGCGCGTGCTGAACCAGGGCGACTACCGGGGCGCCTGTGACCAGATCCTTCGCTGGGACAAGTTCCGAGGGCAGCCGCTGCCCGGCTTGACCAAGCGCCGCCAGGAGGAGCACCGCAAATGCTTGGGCTAGCAGTGAATCTGCTGTGGGGCGCCCTGTGCGTTCTGCTGATGGCGGCGGGCATCTACGCCCACCTGGGCAAGCTCGACGCCGAGCGCCGGGCCGAGCGCCTGCGCGCGACCCTGGCCGAGAAGCGCTCCGACCGCGCGGCCGAGCGCGCCGCTGCTGCCCTGGCCCTGGCCGCGGCCACCGAGCAAGCCCGCCAGACCGAGGCGCAGTGGCGCGCCAAGCACCAGGAGGTCCAGACCCATGCCCAGACTCAAGTCCGCGCTGCCCAGGCTGCTGCCGCTCGCGCACGTAATGCTGCTGACAGCCTGCAGCGTCGCGTTGAAACCGTCGCAGCCGAGTGCGTCAACCCCACCCGTGATTCCGCCGCCCCAGGCCCCGGCTTTGCCCTTGGAGGCGCGCCAGCCCGCGACCCCGGTGCTGTGCTCGCCCAACTGCTCCGAGGGCTTACGCAGGCTGCTGGAGAGCTTGCTGCCGTAGCCGACGCCCGCGGCGCAGCCGGCGCAGCCTGTGAACGCTCCTACGACGCGCTGACATCACCCAGGACGCCCTGACATGCCCGTCATCCGCCTGCTCGGCTTTGCCGGCGAGAACCGCGCGCTGCATCCGACGCTGCTGCCCGACGTTCAGGGCGTGGTCAGCCTGAACCAGAAGCCCGGCCGGGGCGACCTGCGCGCCTGGCTGCAGCCGCTTACCGTGGCCACCGTCCCGTCGGGCCGCAAGAGCATCTACCGCATGGGCCGCGACGTGGCCAACGACGCCACCGCCTGGCTGAGCTGGACCTCAAGTCCGGTCCACGCCGTTCGCGGGTTCGACCCGGCAGACACCAGCGAGCGCACCTTCTTCACCGGCGACGGCGCGCCCAAGGTCACCGACAACCTGGCGCTGGACACCACGGACCCGCAGGACAACCCGACCGCCACGCGCCCGCTGGGCCTGCCGGCGCCGGCCACCGGGCCCACCGTCACCACCGTGGCCGGCGGCACCTCGACGCAGAACCAGACGGTGTTCTACGTCTACACCTACGTCAACGACTGGGGCTGGGAGAGCGCGCCCAGCCCGCCGAGTGCGGCCAACACCCGCAAGACCGATGACACGGCCACCATCGGCGGCTTCGCGGCCGTGCCCGCTGGGAACTACGGCGTCAACCGCCGGCGCCTCTACCGCACTGCCACCGGCGCCAGCGGGGCGACCGAGTTCTTCTTCCTGCGCGAGATCGCCCTGGGCGACAGCAGCACGACCGACGACAACCGCACGCTGGGCGAGGTGCTGCCCACCACGACCTGGCTGCCCGCACCGGGCGTTCCCGTGGGCGCGGGCGCCGGCACCGAGGGCAACCTCACGCACCTGACCGCGCTGTGGAACGGCATGCTGGTCGGCATCAGCGGCAACGCGGTGCGCCTGTGCGAGCCCTACGTGCCCTACGCCTGGCCGGCCGAGTTTGACATCGTGCCGCCCGACGGCAAGCCCGTGGGCCTGGGCGTGTTCGGGCAGGCGCTGCTGGTGCTGACCACGGGCCGGCCGCTGCTGGCGGCGGGCTCCACGCCCGAAGGCATGGACCAGACGCCCCTAGATCTGCCGCAGGGCTGCGTGTCGGCGCGCTCCATTGTCAACATGGGCTCGGGCGTGGCCTGGGCCAGCGAGGACGGGCTGTGCTGGTACGGCAGCGGCGGCGCGCGCATCCTCACCGCCGGCCTGATGACGCGCAAGGACTGGCAGGCCCTGGTGCCTTCCAGCATCGTCGGGCGGTTGTTCGAGGGCCTGTACTTCGGCAGCTACTCCACCGACAACGGGGCCTCGCGCAAGGGCTTCATGCTCAACCCGGGCGACCCCAACGCCGGGATCTACTTCCTCGACACCGGCTACGAGGGCCTGCATTTCGACGAGCTGCTGGACCAGCTGTACGTGCTGGACGGCACCAACGTGCGCCGCTGGGATGCAGGCGCCACGGGCATGACCTGGCGCTTCCGCAGCAAGCTGCACCGCGCGCCCAGGCCGCTGTGCTTTGCGGCGGGCGAGGTCTCGGCCGACGCCTACCCGGTGACGATGCGGGTCTACGCCGACGGCGTGCTGCGCCACACCCAGACCGTAGCCAACCGCCAGGCCTTCCGCCTGCCGGCGGGCTTCATGGCGGTGGAGTGGCAGATCGAGCTCGAGGGCACGGGCGCGGTGCAGACCGCGGCCATCGCCACCAGCATCGCCGAGCTGGCGCAGGTGTAGGAGAGCCGACCGTCGTGTTTTCCTCGTGTTTTTGTCGTGGTTTCCTCGTAGTTTGCTCGTAGATATGTCGTAGCTCATGGCCCGCAACGACCTTCCCAGCCCCAGCGCCCCGAACTTCCCGCAGCGCCTGCGCGAGGCGGTGATGACCTACCTGGGCCGTACCGGCGACCCGCTGGACCGGGGCATCACGCTGCGCGACCTGATCGAGGGCGGCTTCGCCCGGCTGCGCGACGGCTACACGGTTGGCCAAGCCGCGGCCAGCGGCGGCGCGCTGGCCATCGCGCCCGATGTCCGGGGCCCCGACCTCACCCCGCCGCCCACGCCCACGGGCTTCACGGTGTCGGCGGCCATCAGTCATGTGTTCATCGAGCACGACGCGCCGCTGTACACCCAGGGCCAAGGACACCTGCGCACGCGGGTCTACGGCAAGATCGTGGCGAAGGGTGACCCGCTGCCGACGTTCGCCAACGCGGTGGAGATCACGCAGTTCACCGGCACGGTGCATGCGCACCCTAGCAACCCGTCAACGACCTGGCGGTTGTGGATCAAGTGGGAGAGCGCGGACGGGGTGCTGAGCGTGACACCGGCCGGAGGGACGAACGGGCTGCAGGTGGTCACCGGGCAGGATGTGTCGGCGATGGTGGCTGCCATGACAGGCGCCGGCAAGCCCTTCACTGTGCTGACGGAATCCACCGTGATCGGCGGCGTGACGTTCCCAGCCGCGACCTACTCGACGCAGGCGTTCATCCAAGACGGCCAAGTCACCAACGCCAAGATCGCCAACCTGGCGGTCGATGACGCGAAGATCGCGGACCTGAGCGTCGCCAAGCTGAACGGCGCGGAGATGAAGGTCGGCGCCTTCATCCAGTCGACCAACTACACGAGCGGACCCTCGGGCAACGGCTGGCGCATCAACGCCGACGGGACAGCCGAGATGCAGGCGGCCTTCATCCGCGGGCTGCTCACGGCCTCGCAGATCGACAGCCGCGGCCTGAGCATCAGGGACGCGAGCAACAACATCATCCTGGCGGCCGGCACGCCCCTGAGCACAGCCAACATTTCCGGCCTCGGCGCGCTGGCCACGGCCAGCAGCGTGGATTACTCGGGGATCACAGGGGCCAAGCCCCCCGCCAATGCCGACAAGACGGCTGACAACACCGCAGCGGGCATCGCGAACCAAGGCGCGTTTGCAACTCTCAGCCAGATCACGAAAGACAACGCATCGACCTACATCGCTGACGCCGCGATCACCAACGCGAAGATCGGCAACATCCTCCAAAGCGCGAACTTCGACGGGACATTCAACGAGGCCGGAACCATCACCGACAACGGCACCCTGGGATGGGCCATCAGCAAAGCCGGCAAGATGGTGCTCGACGATCTGGTCGTCAGGTCCGCAAAAGCTGCTTCAGCGGTCAACAATGGAGTAGGGTCCAGTGGTGGCAGCTATGAACCTTCGGCAAGCTCAATCACTCTGGAGGTCGAGTTTGCAAAGATCACGACCAAGGGCTTTGTTGTTTCCTGTGGTGTCGCTGGAAATCTACAGCTTTACTTGGGCACAAATGCAAGTCGCGTCTTGCGGGTTCAAGCCACGTTGAGTGCCTATCGATCCAGTGATGGAGCTAGTCGCCTTGGGACAGAGTTCTTGGACATCAGGACAGTCGGCGGTGGCTGGCTCTGGCCCGCAAACGGGTATTACATCACCAGCATACCTATCTCATTGAATTGGCTGTTTCAAGGGGACTACTGGGTATACACACAAACTAGACCTCCAGGCATGAGCGGCATTCTTCCTTTGCCATTCATCCGTTCCGGTACGCTGACCGCGGGGACTTGGAGCTTCAGGCTCAGCATCTATGCCGCAGCCTATGAACCAGCCAGCGATTCGCTGTCTCCAACGATTGGCTTCATGAGATTCAGCCACGGCGGCTGGGCCACGGAGCATCAGGGCGTTCTGCCCACTGTCGCGCCGCCCGAGGGCAACCCGTTCGTTTGAAGTCTCAAGGGCTGAAAAGCGCTGCAAGTCGGAGCGCTTCGCCCTTGGTGGCAAGCATGGCAGTCTGCCCCCGCCATGCCCCAAGAGTTCGACTACGACCTGCCGAGGGTCGCTGCCTTCATGCGGCGCTTCCTGCCCGGGCTGCGGCTGACCGAGGGGATGGTCGCCATCGGGCTCGTGCGTCACGCGAGGCTGGTTGCCGGGGTCGTCTACGAAGGGCTGAACCGGCACAACGTCTGGATGCACGTCGCTGCTGAGCCCGGCGGGCGGTGGCTGACCCGGGACTACCTGCGCGCCTGCTTCGTCTACCCGTTCAAGGTGTGCGGCGTCCAGCGCGTCAGCGCGCACGTGGACTCGAGCAACGTGGCCTCACGGCGCTTCTGCGGCCACCTGGGCTTTGTGCCGGAGGCGCGGCTCGCCGCAGCCGCACACGACGGCAGCGACGTGATCCTCTATGTGATGTGGCGGGCCGACTGCCGTTTCCTGGAGACCTGACCATGGGTACCAAGGGTTCCGATGCGCCGCCGCCTGATCCGCGCCTGACCGAGGCACAGATCCGCTCGATGGAGGTGCAGGACGACGTCATCCAGCGCATCGTCCGCAATTCCGAGTCCATGCTGCCGCTGCAGCGCGAGGCCACGCAGTTCGCGCTCGACCAGGCGCGTCAGGGCGCTGCCGACACGCAGGCCGACCGCAGCTGGATGCTCACGCGCCGGGCCATGCTCAGCGGCGTGCAGGACCGCCTGGTGTCGGACGCCAACACCTTCGACGCCCGGGCGCGCCGCGACGAACTCGCCCAGGAGGCGGGAGCCGACGCCCAGATCGCCATTGCCAACGCGCGTGCTTCGTCGGGGCGGGACCTGGCCCGTCGCGGGATCATGCCTGGCTCGGGCCGAGCCGGTGATGCGCGCCTGGTGCTGGGTGAGGCTGCGCTGACGGCAGGCGGCATGAACAACGCCCGCCGCGCCGCGCGCGCCGAGGGCTATGCGCTGACCGACCGGGCTTCCAACGCGCTTGCGGGCTACCCGGCGATGACCACAAGCGCCACCGGCCAGACGGTCAACATGGCGCTCGGCGCCCAGGGTGCGGCCAACGCCGGGGCAGCCGGGATGAACGCGGGTTTCGGCATGGCCAACGCCGGCGCGGCCTCGATGGGGGCCAACGCCACAGGGATGTGGAACGCGCAGGCCAACTACAAGAACAACCAGGATCAGATCGCGGCCGCCAACGACCCGTTCAACACCATCCTTGGGGCGGTAGCCGGCGGGGTGACGAAGTTCATGTTCAGCGACCGGCGCCTGAAGACCGACATCGTCGCCGTCGGGCATGACGGTCGTACGGGACTGACGCTGTACGAGTTCGGCTATCTCGACGACGCTGAGGGGCGGCGGTTCCGCGGTGTGATGGCCGACGAGGTGGAGCGCATCGACCCGGGTGCGGTCAGCTATGACGGCTCGGGCTACGCGAGCGTGGACTACGCCCGGCTCGGTATCCAGTGGATGGAGGTCTGAGCGATGGGCGCGTTCCAGACGGGATTCCAGATCGGCTCGTCCGCTGCCCAGGCAGCCCTCGACCGCAAGGAGCGGGAGGATCGGGTCAAGCGCGAGGAAGAGGAGCGCAAGCTCCGCCTGCGCCAGCTCGAATTGGGCGTCGCCGAAGCCGAGCGTCGCGCTGAGAACAACCGCCGTGCGGATGCCATTGACGCCGAGATCGTGCGCGGGGTGGGCATCGACCCCGGGCCGTTGCAGTCCGCACCTCAGGCGGCTGCTGCGCCACGACCGGCCGTCGTATCGACAGGGCCTGCGATGCCAGCGGTATCTGCGGTGCCGCTCGCCACCGCGGCAGAGGTGCCTGGTTCTACGACCGCAGCCGGCGCGGCGCCCACCGACTGGGAGCAGATGACCCCCGAGCAGCAGGCCCAGTGGTACCGAGAGAACCCTCGGGCCAGCGCGATCACGCGTGGTCTGCAGTACCTGTGGACCCAGGGCACCGCAATGGGCCGGCTGCAGCGCGCGGTCGATCCCGTGGGCGTCGGGCGTGCGGTGGCAGTGGCTGAGGGCGATGTCGGGTTCTTCCGGCCGGAAGGCTCCAGACCAGCAGAGGCGACACCTTCCACCTCCAGCCCGTCCGCAGTGCCGCCGGCGATAGCCGCACCCGGTTCCCCGCAAGTGGCAAGCCCTGTCTCGCCGGGCAACCCTGCGCCTGCTGCTGCCCCTGAGCCGGCGAAGCCTGCCGCCGGCCCGCGCTACTCCGACAAGGCGATGAACCTGTTCCGCATGGCGGAGTCGGCCAGGCTGCGCGGCGACCGTGGGCAGTTCCAGAACCTGTTCGAGAAAGGCCAGGAGCAGGTTATCGACGACGTCGTCAACGACTTCCGCAAGGGCTACGACGGCGCGCAGGCCCAGGTCGACAAGTCCATCGAGCTGCTCAACGCCGGCTCGCCGGGCATCACGATAGGCGATGCGGACCCGAAGACCGGCATCCGGCAGGCCTCCATCGTGCAGCCGGACAAGCGGGCTCTGTTCCTGCGCCTGTCCCGCGCCGACCAGGCCGAACTCTGGGCGGCGGGCCAGCTGCTGCAGACCAACCCCGACCGCGCCTTCAAGATGATCGCGGGGGTCAACAAGACGCTGGCTGAGGTGATCAAGGCCGAGAACGAGCAGGCGCGCGCAGTGATGACGGCCAACAACCAGGGCGCTGCGAACGCCTCCAACGTGCGGCGAGACGACGCCTATGTCGCCAACCTCGCGCGCGACGACAGGCGAGCAGAGGCAGCGGCCGACGCCCGTGGCGTCGCCACCAAGGCCGAGCAGGACGCGCGGGAAGCCCTCTTCAGGCAGCTCAACCCGAACGCGTCGGCGGCCCAGATCAACGCCGCGCGGCTGGGCGTGATCCAGGTGGTCCCCTCGGAGCCCAAAGTCGAATCGACCTTCACGCCCAACCCGCTGGGCGGCGGTGGCACCGTGACGCAGCGCCTGCGGGACGGCCGCGTCCTGATCACGCCCGTGGCCCCGGACGGCAAGGTGGGTGCGCCAGCCACCATCGAGGCGCCGGGCTCTGCGCCGGTTGCGGCTGGCACTGCGGCGCGCGGCGGCACCTCTGGCGTCGATTCCAGCAAAGTGAACGCGTTCCTTCCGACGGTGACCACCCGGGCCTTGGAGGAGACTGCTCGGAGTGCCAAGCTGCCGATGGATCAGGTCATGGAGCAGCTCGCCGGGCGCATGAACATGACGGTGGACCAGTTGCAGGCCGTGGTCTATGCCAACGACGCGCGGGAGAAGCAGGGCGCCGGCGCGCCGGCGGCTGCGCCAGTCGCAGCGCCCGCTCCTGTGGCACCCGCCACGTCTGCGGCGCCGCCACCCGGCGCCATTGCGCCTGGGATCGACCTCGGGCCGCCGAGGATTCCGGCGCGGCCGGTTCCTGCTGCCGCGCCAACTTCAGCCGCTGCAGGCGGCGCGGTTACGGTTGCAGCCCCGCCTGCGCCCGCCTCCATCGAGGCGCACTCGCGGCGAGAAGCGTCAGTTCGGGCGCCCACCACACAACCTCCAGTTGCGCCAATCGTGTCGAACTCTGCACCGGCGCCTGGCGTACCGGTATCGCCGCAGGCAGCCGCTTCGCCGGCCTCCGCGGCGCCCGCAGTCACGGCACCGTCCGCTGCGGCTTTGGCAAGCACCGGCGTGCGCTCTGTCGCGCCATCGGCGTCGGATTCCCCCGCTGTTACCTCGTCCGCGCAGCCCGTCGCACCACCTGCCGCGCCCATCCGCATGTCCTTCAAGGACGCGCCCACTGCTGCCGTTGCGCGAGCGGTGGCCGCCGCCACCGGCCGGCAGATCAAGGTGGATGACGATGTCAGCAGCAAGATCACTGTCACCGCGCAATCCGAAGAGCCGCCCGAGGAGGCCTTCGGGCGATTCGTCGAAGCCGTCAGGCGGGCCGGTCTGGTCGTTCTGAATCAGCGCGACGGGGGTATCCGTATCGCCAACCCGCCGCGCGTCACCGACGCGCCACCGCCGCGCCGCTGAGCAGCCGCATCGGGTGCCAAGCATGGCACCTTGGACGCCGGTCTCAACTCGGCGGCTGGCGGCTTGCTCATGGCGCGAAACCTCTTCGACGAACTCGGGATCAAGCCGGTCATCCCGGAGTCCGCCAACCCGGGTGTGCTGCGCAGCGCCGGGGACCTGGGCCTCGAAGTGGTCAGCGGGGGGATCAAGGGCCTGCGCTTCATCACCGACGTGGCCGGCGCGGACAACGCGGTCTCCGGTGGCCTGCGGGTGGCCGACCAGGCCGTCAAGGGCCTGCAGAGCCTTCGCGCCCAGTACGAGGACGAAGAAGTTGCGCGAATCATGCGCGACGCCGAGGACAAGGGTGTTGGCGAGCAGGCCATGCAAGCCCTGCGCGCGGCCGGCATCGCCCCGGTGCGCATGGGACTCGGCGCGGTGGCCACCGGCGCGCCCGTTATCGCGGCCTCACTCCTCCCAGGCGTGCGTGAAGCTTCCTGGGGCGCCCGTCTCGGGGTGCTCGGCGGCGTAGGCGCAGTGCAGGGGACGGGGGTCGTCAAGTCGGCGATCTACGACCAGGTCTACGAGCGGGCGCGTCAGGAAGGCCGTTCTGAGGCCGATGCGCGTTCCATCGCCACCCAGGCCCAGAGCTACGCTGAGAACCCCGGGCTGATCGCCGGCGGCGCTGCGCTTGGCGGCGCAGCCTCTGTCACCGGTGTCGAAGGCGCCATTGCGCGTGTGCTCGGCCGTGAGGCTGCGCAGAGCGTGGCCGCATCGACGGCCCAGCGAGGTGTTGTGCCGTTTACGGGCTCGGTGCTCGCAGGCGTGGCGCGCGAGGTGCCGCTGGAGGCGGCCCAAGGCGGGCAGGAGCAGTACGCCGCCAACGTCGCCACCGACCGTGCGGGATTCCCGACGCCGGCCTATCGGGGTGTGGCGGGCTCGGCGGTGCTCGAAGGGGCGTTGGCTGCACCGGGCGGGGCTGTCGGTGGGGCCCTGGACTATGCGAATGCCGGCCTGGGTCAGCCTGCGCCTGTGCAGCCTTCCTCGCCAACGCCGCCTTCCACGCCGACGCCCGCATCAACGCCACGGACCCCGGCACCCGATCCGCTGGTCCGCTTGGCCGAACTGGACGTTCTGGCTCAGACCCGGGCGCTGACGCCGCAGGAGCAGGCGCTGCGCGCGCGTCTCTCGCAGCAGCTCGGGGTGCCGTCGGATGAGGCGAGCATCCTGCCCTTGGGTGTGACGCCCACAGGGCCCGGCACTTCGGCGCCCGCCGACACCGAACTCGACGCCCAGAACCGCGACCGCACGCGCGCAGCCTCCATCGCGCAGATGCAGTCGATCGCGGCCAACCCCGACTATCTGCGCCTGGGTCCCAGTCGCTCTCCCGACGCCGGTGCGCCGATGGTGTTCGCGGTGGGGGACGACACCTCGCTCGTTCCCCCATCGGCCCTGGGCCGCGAGGACGTGGCCGTGATGGCCGACGGTCGGCGTGTGCCCTTCCGCTACGCGGTGGTCGATGCGAACGCTCTGCAGCCCAGCAACTTTGCCGACGGGTCGGTGAACCCGGCCTTCGGCAATGCCGCTCCAGGCACCCTCAAGGCCTTGAACAACGGGCGCACGGCCGGCCTGCGCCGCGCCTACGAGGCGGGGACCGCAGCGAACTATCAGGCCGAACTCGAGCGTGATGCGCCACAGCACGGGGTGGACCCTGCCGTGATCCGCTCGACGGCGAACCCGGTGCTCGTGCGGCTGTATGCCGATGCGAGCAACGTCGCCAACATGGCGGCGCTGTCGCAAGGGCAGGGGCTGGGGATGTCGCCGGCCGAGCTGGCGCGCCAGGACGCCCGGCTCATCGATTCCAGCGTTCTGGCGATGTGGCAGGGCGGCGATGTCGCCTCCCGGGACAACCGCGACTTCGTACGCGCCTTCGTCGGGAAGTTGCACGGCGCCGGGCAGGACATTGCCAACCTGATGACCGGCGAGGGCTTCCTGTCGCCCACTGGGCGGTCGCGCATCCAGGCCGCAATGGCGCAAGCCGCCTACGGCGACCCCGACTTGATCTCGGAGATGTTCGAGTCCACCGACACCGACATCAAGACCATCGGCGAGGCGCTGAAGCTGTCGGCAGGGGCTTGGGCCAACCTGCGGGACTCGGTGCGCGCGGGCACGGTCGAGCCCTCGGCCGACATCACCCCCGCGGTGGTGGACGCCGTGCGGATGATCCGCCGCGCTCGTCAGGACCGGCGCAGCCTGCACGACCTGTCGCGACAGGTGGATCTGACCACCGGCCAGACGCCGGATCCGCTGATGCTGAGCGCGCTGCGCCTGTTCTATGGCGGCGAGTTCCTCACCCGCCCGCTGGGCCGCGACCGCGTGGTCAGCCTGCTGGAGGAATACACCCGGCTCGTCAGCCAGGCGGGTCAGGGCGGAGGCCTGTTCGGCGACACGCCTGCGCCGTCGGACGTGCTCACGGAGTTGACGAAGGAGATCACCCCGGATGGACAAGCCAACACCCCACCCGCCCAGCCCCAGGGCGCAGGACAGTCCGATGGCAGCGGCGATCCTCGGGGCGCTGCTGGTGCGCCAGGGCAGCCAGGACAAGGACCCATCGACAACACGGGCAGGCCACCAACTGCTGCAGGTGGCGCAGGCCCACTGGCCAACGCCGGTGCCGGCGCACAAACGGCTACTGGCGGGGTAGCGCCTGCGGCGATTCCACCCGCTGCGACCCGTCCCGAGCCGACCCCAGGACAACTGCGGTTCGGACCGGATGAAGTTGTCGGCGGGCTCACCGATGCGATGGATCGGGGTCTGGAAGGCGTCAAGAACCCAGCCCTGCGGGACGCCCTGCGGCACCGTGGTCTGGCTGACAACAGCAGCATCACGCCCCAAGGCCAGGCCCTGCACCGTCTGCTGATGCAGAGCGACGAGCAGCGCCAAGCCGATCTGGACTTCCGCACCGCACAGGACATCGTCGACACGGCGGTGGGCTTCTACCGACTTGGCGGTAAGCCCCCGGCCGCTCAGAGGCGCCAAACCCCGGCATCGAGCGCCCCGGCAAGCGCGCCCGCAACCCGCCAAGGAGCGACCAATGATGAAGAAGGGCAAGGGCAAGAAGCCCCCGAAACCGGGGTACTGACCCCGTCGGCTGGCGCGCCCGGGCAGACGCCTGGGGCGCCGGTCGATTCCTCCACCCCCGCCGCACCGTCTGACGCCACTGCGGCTGCCAAGCCGAACACCATCTTCACCGAGGATGCGGCCCAGGCGGCGCGCGAGCGCCTACGCAAGAAGCTCGGTCGCCTGCAGTCGGGCATCGACCCCGAGACGCTGCTGGATGGCATCACGCTGGCGGGGTATCACATCGAGCGCGGTGCGCGCCGGTTTGCTGCCTATGCGCGGGCGATGGTCGACGACCTGGGTGAGGCCGTCAAACCCTACCTGGTGTCGTGGTACTTGGCGGTGCGCAACGACCCTCGCGCAGCGTCGTTCAAAGCGGACATGGACCGCGCAGCCGACGTCGAGGACATCGACGTGGACGCGGCAATCGCGCAAGACGCGCAAAACAAGCGGAACGCGCAAACCGACAACACCGCTCCAGAACTGCAAACCACCCAGAACGCTGCCGAACGCCCATCCCTCACCACCGCCTCCGGCCGCCGCGCCACGGCCCAGGCCCTCGCCGACCGCTTACTCGGCGGCGAGGGCTTCAAGACCATCGTCGAGGCCCGCAAGTTCATCGCTGAGCTGACCGGTCAGCCCGTGGAGCCCGGCACACAGGCTGCCAAGCGGGCCGACGAGACGGTGGAAGTTGCCGTCGTGCTGGCCGGGCGCGAGATCGTGGCCGCTGCACGGCGCCAGGGGCGCACCGATGGTGTCATCTACGACCGCCTGGTCAACCTGTACGGCCTGCAGCCGGTGCTGGGCATGCGCTCGTCCACCAGCGTGCGCGAGCAGGCCTACTCGACGCCGGTGCCGCTGGCCTTCCTGGCCTCGCGCCTGGCGGGCATCAAGCCCGGCGACAAGGTGGGCGAGCCCACGGCCGGCAACACGATGCTGCTGATCGAGGTCGCCCCAAAGGATGCCGTCGTCAACGAGCTGAACGCCGAGCGCGCCGATAACGCTCGCGCCCTGGGCTTCGAGGTGCAGCGCAACGACGCGGCCACTTCTGCGCTGGCCCCGCCGAAGTCCCTGGATGTGGCGGTGATGAACCCGCCTTTCGGGGTGGTGCGCGATGACAAGGGCGAGCCTACCGTGTGGGCCGCCGCGCCGTTCTTCGCGACGCGGGAGGTCGACCACGCCATCGCGATGAAGGCCCTCGAATCACTCAAGGACGACGGCCGCGCCGTGCTGATCGTCGGCGGGGTGGATGCCCGCGCCGAGGACGAGATCCGTGACGGCTACCGTGCCAAAGCCAAGCGGGAGTTCTACTTCCGCCTGTACAACGACTACCAGGTCGTCGACCACTTCACGGTCGACGGCGATCTGTACGCGCGCCAGGGCGCCGGCTACCCCGTGGACGTGATCGTGATCGCGGGCCGTGGTGGCAAGGCCACTCGACCCTTGCCCGCCGCCCAACTGCCGGTGCGCTTCGACTCGTGGCCGGCCCTGAAGGAGAAGCTGGATGCAAACGCCGCCGTCAACGCCCCAGGAGCAGCGTCGGGTTCTGGTGCCGTGGTGTCCCCCGAACGTCCAGGCGGGTCTGTGCGGGGTGATGGTGCCCCCGGGCGAACTGACGCAGTGGGCGTGGATGGACGCCGTGGAGGACCGGATCAACCGAATGGTGGATCAACATCCGCAAGGCCTGCGGATGGCCAATCGGGCGCTGTCGGCGATGGGCGTGATGGGAGTCGTGAGGGCATACGAGGCGGGCGGCAGCCTGTTCAGCCACAACCTGCATCTGCAGACGGTGCTGTCTCTTCAGATGAACAGTCGGATCAATCCGTTCCCGGCCAAGGTGCCCGCTCGCCCGACGGTGCGGATGGAGGCCGTCCGGGAGGCGCTGGAGGAAACCGATCTGGAGGCGTGGCTGGAGATGGCCCTGGCCGAGACCAGCTCGTCAAGCCTGGACTGAGCGACCGCCGCGGCCAGGAGCAGGAGACCGCCGGACAGGTGGCCTACACGCCGGGTTCCAGCGCGCCGTCAGTGGGCACGCTGGTGCCGCGCGCGATGCGCGATTCGGTGCAGAAGTCGCTGGAGCGCGTGCAGGCGGCGGTGGGCGATCTCGACGCCTTCGTCGCCCAGAAGCTCGAGTACGACCCGCTTGAACTCGCCGGCTACTTCTCGGCCGAGCAGGTCGACGCGCTGGCGCTGGCGATCTACAACGCCGAGCAGGGGCGCGGCTTCATCATCGGGGACCAGACCGGCATCGGCAAGGGCCGCGTGGTGGCCGGGATGATCCGCTACGCGCTGCGCAGCGGCAAGGTGCCGATCTTCGTCACCGAGAAGCCCAACCTGTACGCGGACATGATCCGCGACCTCGACGACATCGGCATGGCCGAGGAACTGGGGCTGTCCACGCAGCGCCCGGGCATCCTGATGACCAACAGCAAGGAGTCGATCGACTACACGCTGCAGCGCGAGCGCAACGGCGATCGGGTCGAACTCGAACTCGTGCTGCGCCCGCCAGCCAGTGGGCCGGAGCTGAACAAGCTGATGGACGGCATGGTCGGCGAGGGCAGCCTGGGGCGCTTCAAGGTCATCTTCACGACCTACAGCCAGATCCAGACGGTAGCGGGCAAGACCACGGCCCGGATGCGATTCCTGCAGGCTTTCGCTGACGGCGGCTACGTCATCTTCGACGAAAGCCACAACGCCGGCGGTACCTCCACGACGCAGGCGCGCACGAAGGAGCAGCGCGAGGCCCTGAAGCAGGGCGAGGACAAGCTCGGCCGCGCCGGCTTTGCCCGCGTGCTGGTGCGCAACTCGGCGGGCAGCTTCTTCAGCTCGGCCACCTACGCCAAGCGCCCCGACGTGATGGACTTGTACAGCAGCACGAACATGATGCTCGCTGTGGAGAAGCCCACCCAGCTCGCGCCGGCTATCCAGACCGGGGGCGTGCCGCTGCAGCAGATCGTGGCCACGATGCTCTCCGAGGACGGCCAGTACATCCGGCGCGAGCGCACCTTCGCAGGCGTGGGATACGAGACCCGGGCGACCACGGTCGACAAGGCCACGGCCGAGAACATGGCCACCGCCATGCGCATGGTGCTCGCCTTCTCGCGCGCCAAGGAAGCGGCGGTCGAGGCCATCAAGAAAGAACTGGACAAGGAAGGCGCCGTCATCACCGAGAAGGGCACCGAGAAGGCGACGGTGCAGGGCGCGAACTTCGGCGCGATCATGCACAACCTGATCGACCAGATGCTTCTTGCGCTGAAGGCGCAGGACTCGGTGGACTTCGCCATCGAGCGGCTGAAGGCGGGCGAGAAGGTGGTGCTCACCGTGGCCAATACGATGGGCTCGTTCCTGGCGGACTACGCCAAGGAGATGGACCTTCGCCCGGGCGAGCCGGTGGCGCTGAGCTTCCGGGACCTGTACCTGCGCTACCTGGAAAAGCAGCGCGTCATCACGATCAAGCGCCCTGGGGGCGCGCCGCCGGAGCAGTCCCGACTGACCGATGAGCAACTCGGCGAGTCGCTCGTCAAGATGTTCAACCGCACGGCCGAATTCATCGGCAACGCGGGCTTCGGGGCCGCGCCCATCTCGCCCATCGACTTCATGCACAACCGCCTGCGCGAGGCGGGCTTCAAGACCGACGAGATCACCGGGCGCAACATCACGGTGAACTACGCCGGCCCCTCGCCGGTGCTGGCCAACCGCACGGCCAACATCCGCCAGCGCCTGCGGGCCATTCGGGGCTTCAACGGCGGCGAGGTCGACGCGCTGATCCTGAACCAGTCGGGCTCGACGGGCCTGTCGCTGCACGCATCGGCCAAGGTCAAGGACCAGCGCAAGCGCCGCATGATCATCGTGCAGGCCGAGCGCAACATCGACACCCACATGCAGATGCTCGGCCGCGTGCACCGCACCGGGCAGGTGATCACGCCCGACTACACGCAGGCCATGGCCGACATCCCGGCCGAGATGCGGCCAGCGGCGGTGCTGATGAAGAAGATGGCCTCGCTGAACGCCAACACCACCGCCAGCCGTAAGTCGGCGGTGACGGCCGAGGGCGTGGTCGACTTCATGAACGACTACGGCGGCCAGGTCGCAGCCGAGTTCCTGATGGACAACCCCGATGTCCACGCCGAACTCGGAGGGCAGGACCGGCTGGAGGTGCCCGACAAGGTCGAGGAAGCCGACGACGAGCTGATCCGCAAGCTCACCGGCTACATCCCCATCCTGCCCATCAAGCAGCAGGAGGAGATCTATGCCGACCTGACCCAGCGCTACAACGATCTGATCGCGCGCGAGGACGCGATGGGCACGAACAAGCTGGAGGCCAAGGCGCTGAACCTGGGTGCGAAGACGCTGTCGAGCGAGCAGGTGACGGCACAGCGCGAAGGCGATGCCGGCTCCCGGTTCGCCGAGCCGGCGCACATGGAGAAGGTGGACGTGGCGCGCACGGTCAAGCCCATGTCCAGCGCCGAGGTCGAGGCGGCCATCGCGCAGAGCCTGGGCGGACAGACTGCGCTGAAGATGCGCGTCGACATGATCCGGGACCTGAGCGCCCGTACCGCGATCTATGTGCAGGCGCTGCGCGCGAAGCTGGAGGCCGCCGACACCGACCCGCTGAAGATCCAGCGGCAGGTCGACACGGTCGGGATGCAGAAGAACCTGGTCGAGGAGACGCTGCGCAACTACGGGGTCGGCGACCAGGTGACGGTGCTCGACTCGATGCAGGTGCCCACCTACGGGATCATCACCTCGATTGCGAATACCGGCACGACCAAGAACCCGGCGGCGGGCTCGTCGTGGAAGATCACGCTGGCGCTGGCCAACGGGGATGCGCGGTCGCTCACGCTGAGCGTGAGCCAACTCGGGCGCAGCGTCACCTTGCGCAAGCAGGTCGAGCCGGTGGCGGCCCTGGACCCCAAGACGGACACCGCCCGCTACTACAGCATCCCGGAGCTGTTCGACCTGTACAGCGGCGGCAGTGGCAACGTGCGGCGCGAGCAGCGCTGGATGGTCACCGGCAACCTGCTGGCCGGGTTCGCGAAGTTCCCCGGGCAGATCGTCAGCTACACCACCGACGACGGGCGCGTGCAGCAGGGCGTGCTGATGCGCCGGGGCTACGACTTCGAGAAGGTCAAGCAGCAGGCGGCTGCGGATGCCGTGGTCTTCACGGCGCCGGTCAAGCTGATGCAGTTCTTCGAGCGGGCCGGCGGTGGGGCGACGGTGAGGAACGCGGCCGGGACGCTGCGCATCCTGCGTTCGCACGGGGAGGGTGCGCCCACCTACAGCATCTCTGTTGCGGCGGCCAAGCGCGAGGGCGGCACCTATTACCTGGACCAGAGGCTGATCGACGCGCTCAGGCAGGACTTCTACAAGCGCGGCGATGTGATGTCGGTGCGCAACCTGAACGAGGCCACGCTACGGCGCGCGGTCGAGCATCTGCTGCAGGTTCGGGCCGACGGCAAGCTGATCCCTGTCTCGCACCCCGACGTCGCGCGCGAGGTGCTGGGGTTGCCGCCATTGAAGACTGGGAAGGCGGACGGCGACGCAAACCTTGCGCGAGAGGAGAGCGGTGTCTACAACGTCAACGATCCGGTCTCGAATTACGATCTCAGCTATGACCTCTTCCCAGAAACCCAGCAGGACCTGCAGCCTGTTGCCGGACGGGCGCTACCCCGTGCCCGAGGAGGTGATCTACGTTCCCGAGCCGGGCAAGCCACCTCCGCTGGGGACGTACTCCCCACCGCCACCCTATCGGTGCGGTCCAACCCGACGCTGCCCGGCGTCTACCAAGTCAACGACCAACTCGTCCAAGTGAACGTGCGCGACCTGCCGGTCGCAAGCGTGAAAACCTGGCAGGACGCGGTGGACGCGCTGCAGGCCATCGGCGATTACGCCGTCGAGCACATGGACGTGCTCATCACCAACATGGCGGGCAAGCCGCTGGCGGTGGTGGGCTCCTTCAAGGGCGCCATCGCGCAGACGGCGGTGTACCCCACCACCATCCTGGCAGAGGCGCTGCGCATCAAGGGCGCGGCCACGGCCTGGGGCGTGCACAACCATCCGAGCGGCAGTGCCGAGTTGTCGCGGGCCGACGAGTATCTGAACCAGGCGGTGGCATCGGTCTTCCGCGACACGTCGATCCGCTGGACCGGCATGGCTGCGGTGGCCAATGGTGGCGACTGGCGCGCGGTGGAGGGCGACGGCGCCAACTTCGTCAGTGGGAAGGTCCGCCCGGGGAAGACGGTGGCGCGCATCCCAGTGGTCGACCGCCTGATCCGGCGTGTGGACAGTGCCAATGTGGTCATCGACACGCCCAGCAGGGCCAAGGACGTGGTGCAGAACCTCGCCGGAGGCCAGCCGGGGATCGTGTTCGTCAGCCACAGCCACCGCGTCACGGCCTGGGTGCCGATGATCCAGGAAGAGATGCTGTCGCTGACCAAGGAGGGTCGGCTGGATCGCCTGCTGAACTCCGGAGCCTTCTCGGGCTCTGCCGCCTATTTGCTGTCGATCCCGGTGCAGGGCGGCAGCAAGGTGGAAGTAGCGCGTGCCGAACGCGCGGCGCAGAACATGGCCAACGCCCTGGCCAGACTTGACCTGCGGCTGCTTGACGTGATCGACCCGGTCACGCGGTCCTCGATGGCCGAGCGTGGAACGCAGCCCTCCGGGTCGGTCGGGGGAACCCTGTCCAACCTCGCGCCGATGAACCCCGGGCGCCATGAGGCTGCCGGCGTGACGCGGCGCAGCGCCAGGAAGGCGCTGGAGGAGGACTTCGCGCCCGACGACGGCGAGGCTGAGGTGCCGAGGATCCAGGCCGCGCGCCGCTTGTCCAAGCTGGCCGAGCGCCTGGCCAAGGGCGAGATCGACGACGAGCAGTACATCCTGGCGGTGCGGATGCTGACCGCCGAGCTGGACGCGGCGGCGCAGGCCAAGCGCCACAAGCGGGTCTTCGGGCGCAGCCGGAAGCGCGGCGCCGATCTGGTGCGCGAGCGTCTGCTGCAGGCCCGCCGGCGCGGTGACCTGGACCCGGACGACGTGGCGTTCGCACTGTGGGCGCTGGACCGCAACCCGGCGCTGGCGGCTGACCTGGGCATCTCGATCGAATCCCCGGGCGAGGACACGCCATCGGGGGACTACAACCCCACCACCCGCGTCATGCGCCTGTTCAAGGGCGATGCCCTGCGCGGCACGGCAGTGCACGAAATCCTGCACCACGCCGAGCGCATGATGCCCGCGCCGATGCAAGGGCGCATCCGGGCGGAGTGGGCCAAGGCACTGGCGGCGGGGTACAAGAACGCGACCTCCGAGCAGCGCCAGGCGCTCGACCACATCCTGCCCGCCATGGCCGGCGACCGCAGTGCCCGCGACGCCCTGAAGAGCGCCTTCGCCAAGGGGGTGCTGAAGTACGACCCCCACTACCAACTGGTCAACCCCAGCGAGTTCTGGGCGGTCAACGCCACCCGTCTGCTGCACCGGCGCTACGCCGCGTCGGATGCGATGTGGCGCCGGATCATGGTGTGGATGCGCGAGATGGTCGAGCGCATCAAGGGACTGCTCGGTGCGCGTGCCGATGCGGCGGTGCTGCGGGCAATGGAGTACGTCGTCGGCGCCGACAACGACGGCAGCTTCCAGTCCAGGCAGATGTTGTTCGAGGGGGTGTCGGGCATCCTGGACAACCGCAAGGCCAGCGACATCACGACGATGGCGCGGCTGCAGCGCGTGTTGCGCGAGGGTGTGGGAGGCCGGCCGGTGTACCTGCGTTTTGCGCGAGACATCGAGGGCGACGTGCGCGGCCGCCGCTCAAAGAACTGGGTCGATGGGCGGCGCGAGATGGGCTTGTCGGTGGTGCAGCTCGTGGAGAGTCCGGACGCCTTGGGTTACTACCAACCATTTGAAGACCTGCCGCAGGACCATCCGGCCAACCTTGGCGGCGGCATCAGCAACTACATCGACTATCTGGGCTTCCGCCACGCCAAGGGTGCTTACTTGGTGACGGGTGACGTGGTCGGCATTGGCAGCGACGGCGAGCCGCTGTTGGTCAATGCGTCGGTCATTGGTGAGTTGAGCAAGACCGTGCTGGTCGAGGGCCTCATGGCCTGGTCGCAGGAACAGGAGCGGCGGGACGTCCAGCAAGGGCGCGCGCCAGGCTTGGTCGCGAGCAACGAGAAATTTCTGACCAATGAGCTGCGGCTGGGCGCAGAACTGGAGGAGGTCAAGCGCGCTGCATCTGCGCCTGATGCGGGTCCGTCCCCGGTTCTGGAGAACCCCGCACCCGCCCGGCGCGGTGCCGACGCCGAGCCCGACGTCAACCGCATGACCCCGGCCCAGATCGAGGCTGAGATCCGCGAACTCATTCCCCGTGTCGAAAAAGCCTACGAGGCCGGACCGCGCAGCGCGAGCATGGCCGAGCGCCTGGACGCCCGGCTCGAGACCCTGATGGACGCGCTGGAGTCCAGCTTCGCCGAGCTGGAGGAAGACCAGATGACCCGCGCCGACCTGCTGAACCCGCTGCTGCTGCACAAGCTGCAGGACGGGGAGGCCGGCGACAGCGAGGCCGACATCGTGCGCGACCTGGCCAACGTCTGGCGCGAGATGACGGACGCACGCAGCCCCTACGGTGGCATGATGCCGCCGGAGCAGGCGGACTTCATCCGCGGGATGGTTGACGATTACGCCTGGCGCCACGGGGGCATGGAGCCGAACTTGCCCGACAGCGTGGTGCTGGACGCCGCGCAGGACGCCTTCGCGGCCGTCTACGGTTTGCGGGCCCGGCAGCTGGCGCGCATCCAGCGCGAGCGCGCGAACGCGAGCAAGGTGGCACCGGTGCGCCGTGCGTCAGACGGGCGCCCCGTGCTGCTGGAGAACCTCGCCCCGCCGCCGCCTTCGCAGCCCAACGCCGCCGGCCCGAACCCGCCGCCTCAGCCCGGCCCCGCCCAGCGCAGCCGCTGGCAGGCGCTCAAGCAGCGTGTCATTGCCCTTACGAGCCCCGAGGCGCTGGACAAGTTGATCTACGAGTTCCAGGACAAGTTCGTCGACCTCAAGCGCATCCGCGCCCGCATCCAGGCACTCGGCGGGGCGATCTCGGATCTGAACGACGCCTACCTCGGCGAGGAGCTGTTCCACAAGCGCCTGGCGCGGCGCACGCAGGTGTTCCTGGACGACGAGTTGCGTCCGCTGCTGGCCGAGATGCGTGAGCGCGGGGTGACGATGGAGGACTTCGAGCGCTACCTCCACGCCCGGCACGCCGCCGAGGCCAATGCCGAGATGGCCCGGCGCAACCCCAGCCAGGTCGAGCTCGACGCTCGGCGCGCCCAGGCCAATGCCGATGTCAAGGCGCTGGAGCTGCGGCTGCAGTCGGCGGTGGCTCGGGGCACCTCGACCCGGGCGCTGAACGAGGCGTTGGACGCCGCGCGCGAGACGCAGTCGGTCTGGCGCCGTGCGCAGGCCTTCCGGGGCACGGAAGAGGAGAGGTTGTCGCTGTCGGGGATGTCCGATGCCGAGGCGGCTGCCGTGATCGCCGCGCTCACGCCGCCGCGGCTGGCCGACATGGACGCGCTGGCGGCCAGGGTCGATGCGGTCAACGCGCGCACGCTCGAGCTGCTGGAGCACTACGGTCTGATGGAGCGCTCGGTGCTGGATGCCTGGCGCCGGGCCTACCGCTACTACGTGCCGCTGCACCGGGACGAGGCGCACCCGGACTCGGTGGCGCACCCCACTGGGATGGGCTTCAACGTCAAGGGGCCAGCGGCGCGTCAGCGCGTGGGCAGCAACGAGCGCGTGACCCATATCCTCGGCCACATCGCCATGCAGCGCGAGGCCGCGCTCACCAGGGGCGAGAAAGACCTGGTGCTGAAGAAGCTCTACGTCATGGCCGCGCAGAACCCCGACCCGGACCTGTGGCGGGTGGACGAGTTGCCCGTCATCAAGGTGGTCGACCCCTTCACGCGCACCGTCAGAAAGGTGGCCGATCCGAACTACCGCAACCTGCCCTACGTCCTGATGCTGCGCATCGCCGGGCAGGACGTGGCGATCACCTTCAACGAGCGCAACCCCCAGGCGCTGCGGCTGGCGCACTCGCTGAAGAACCTGGACATCGGCGACCTGCACGCCGCCGTCACGCTGGTGGCCAAGGGCACGCGCTGGTTCGCCAGCGTCAACACCCAGTACAACCCGGTCTTCGGCGTCATCAACTTTGCCCGGGACGCCCAGTCCGGGCTGCTGAACCTCAGCACCACGGCGCTGGCCGGGCGCGAGCGCGAGGTCGCCTCTGGCGTCTTTCCGGCGCTGCGTGCCATCTACCGCCAGGAGCGCGGCAAGCAAGCCGCCAACCCCGCCAACCGGCAGTGGATCGATCTGTGGAAACAGTTGCAGGAAGCCGGAGGCTCCACCGGCTACCGTGACCTGTACGCCAACATCGAGGACCGCACCCGCGAGTTGGAGAAGGAACTCGGCCGCCTGGACCGGGGCGCAGCGGGCAAGACCGTCCACTACGTCCTCGACTGGCTGAGCGACTACAACGAGGCGATGGAGAACGCCGTGCGGGTGTCGGCCTTCAAGGTCGCGCTCGACCAGGGCATGAGCACCGAGCGCGCGGCGAGCCTGGCCAAGAACCTCACCGTCAACTTCAACCGCAAGGGCCGCCAGACCCGCGAGATCGGCGCCTTCTACGCCTTCTTCAACGCGGCGATCCAGGGCACGGTCAGGATGTGGGAGACGCTGCGCGGGCCGATGGGGCGCAAGATCATGCTCGGCGGCGTGCTGCTCGGCGCCGTCAACGCACTCATCGGCATGGCGGTGATGGGTGGCGACGACGACGGCGACGATCACTGGGACAAGATTCCCGAGTTCGTCAAGGAGCGCAGCCTGATCGTGCCGCTGGGCCGCGAGGACTACCTGTCCATCCCGCTGCCGCTGGGCTTCCACTTCCTGCCCAACGTCGGGCGCCTGGCAGTCGAGTTCATGCTCGGCGGGCCGGACAAGACCGCCGGCCGGCAGATCGGCCGACTGCTGCAGGTGATGCTGGACGCCTTCAACCCGCTCGGCGGCTCGCAGACCTTCTCGCAGATGGTCACGCCCACCGTGGCCGACCCGGCTGTGGCGCTCTGGCAGAACCGGGACTGGACCGGCCGGCCCATCTACCGCGAGACCATGAACCCGCTAGACCCGCAGCCCGGCACCGCGATGGCCAAGGACTCCGCCACCCCCTGGGCCAAGGCCGCGAGCGAGCTCACCAACTGGATCACCGGCGGCACGAAGTACCAGCCCGGCATGTGGAGCCCCACGCCCGACCAGATCGACTATGTCATCGGCCAGTTGACCGGCGGCATCGGCCGGGAGATCGGCAAGCTTGCGCAGACCGTGTCAGCACCCTACACGGGCGACGAACTGCCGCCGCACAAGATCCCGCTGCTGGGGCGCCTGTACGGCAACACGCGCGGCATCTCAGGCCAGTCGGAGGCGTTCTACGAGAACGTCAAGCGCCTGAACCAGATCGAAAACGAACTGCAGGGCAGGGCGAAGAACCGAGAGGACGTCGAGGCCTACCGGCGCGGTGAGCCGCTGGCGGACATGGTGGCCGAGGGCAACAAGGCCGAGGCGGCGGTGAGCCGGCTGCGCAGGATGCGGCGGGAGGTGCAGCTGCGGCAGGAGGAGGGGTATCAGGAACGGGTGAGGGGGATCGACGCGGAGATCGCGAGGGTGATGGAGGGGTTGAATCGGGGGGTGACAGGGAGGTTGCAAGCTTTGAATCTGTCAAACTGAACCGTGTGCAGAGTCGAATCAGACTGGCCAG